TCAGTTCGGCGCTTTTTGCACGCCAACATCGGCGCAGATTTTCATTACAGTTTCAAACATCAGGTCACCTTCTCCAATGCTCGGAACGTCACCGTTTGGCATCAAAAACACACTGAACGGGATCTTTCCTGTATACCCACCATAACCGTTTTTGGAGTTAACGTTGCCACACACGGTGATCATGGCGGAATTGCCATCCGCCACAATGTCAGAGAACTTTGCACTGTCTGGGTCGCGAAGCTGGGATCGGATGGCATCTTCCATCCTTGCCGTTTCAGTCTCGGTCAAAGTTCTTGGGCCCGTTGTTTCGTCAGCACCGAAGCACGCACTGGATACGATGATCATCGAAAAGATGGTTGCAGAGCGAATGGTGAAAGTAAAATTCATCATGAATTCCATTGGTTATGGTGTCCTGCAGAAATAGACGACGCGGCCGACGACGCGCAGGTGACGCAGCTGCTCGGCGCGGAGCGACTCGGGCGGATACATCGAGTTGTCGCTGACGATCTCGATCGTGGCGTCGAGGCGGCGGCGCACCCGCTTGACGAGCAGGTCGTCATCGACGTTGAGCACGTAGATGCAGCCGTTCACCACATCGGTCTGGCTGCAGTCGACGACCAGGATCGAGCCGTCGGGAATGGTCGGCTGCATCGAATCGCCGCGTGCCCAGATGATCGAGCAGCGATCCGGGGTCGCGCCCAGATCGCGCAGGAACGGCCGCGCGAAGGCGACGACACCATCGGCCTGCTCGGTCGCCGGAACAGTCGCGCCTGGGCCCGCTGATGCCTGGATCTCGTTGTAGATCGGCAGGCGCACGAAGTCTGGTCGATTAAGATCGTTATTCGCGAGGTATTGCGCGTGGTCAGTCGCTGATCCTGGCATGAACATCTCGCCTTCACCGCTGATCAGCCAGTTCATGTCAACGCCATGCCGGTCGCGGTAAAGGCGGAGCACGTTGGCATCCGGCGTCCGCTCTCCGCGCTCATAGAATGCAATCGTACTCTTTGAGATTTCTAGCCCTTCAGCAAATGCAGCACGCTCCGGGTCGCCCAGTGCCTTACGGACATCGCGCAACCTCTTCGCGAGGGGTGTCTGTGGTTCAACCTCTGGTCTCGCCAATGATTTCAAAAAGACAACAATCGCACTTTACTAAAGTGCAAAGCTGACTTATCCCTTCCTTATGCCTCCGCCGAAGAGCGTTGGCTGTTGTCACGATCAGTTCTGAAAAAGGCCGATGCGCCAACATCGGCCCTCAACAGGAGACCACCCCATGGGAGCACCCTGGACCAAGCCCAGGATCAAGTGTGCCCTTGAGGAGCGCGGCATGACCCTGACCGGTCTTGCCGAACTCAAGGGCATCTATCCGAGCCAGATGCGCAGCGTCTGGACGCGCACCTCGCGCCCCGCCGAGAAGGCGCTTTCCGAGTTCCTCGGCGTGCCTGCGGCGGAGCTTTTCCCGGAACGTTACCCCCCGAGGAAGTCCCGCATCCTTTCTGCCGAGAACGAGGCCCTGATCGCAAGGGAAAAAGCGCGGCGTGCCGCTGACAACGAGGCCGCGGCATGAGCGGTTTTTCGTCCAACCATCTGCTGGTTCTTGACGGCAGCTCCGGGGCGTTCCGGCGCTCGGCCGGCGATCTTGGCGAGGTGATCGCGCTGCTTCATGGCGGTGTGCGTCCCGATCCCGAGACCCTGTCGCGCCTGTGCCTGAGCCTGCGCAGCGTTCAGGCCTTCCTGATCGAGGAAGCCGACGAGCAGGCCGGCCGCGAAGCCGTGTCGAAGGCCTTTTGCGAGGATGCGGCCCTGCGGGCTGCCGTTGCGGCGCTGGTTCGGCCGGTGCATGTCGCGATGCCGGTGACGGAGGTGTCCGATGCGTGACCGGGATGACGATTTCATCATCGGGCTGGCGGATGCGCTCGGCGCTGCGGCGCTGGCGGTCCTGTTCGTCGCGGGCCTCTGGATTGCCTGCGGCACCGGCCTGCCCGGCATGGAGGGGCTGTGATGACGCTGTCCCCCACCTTCACCCCGCCCGAGCGGATGGCGGAAATCCGGCGGCTGACGCGCTATGCTGAGGAAACCCGACTGGCCGCCGAGGACATTGACATTCGGATCGATACCGCTGGTATCAGCAGTCTGCTGGGAGATCACCTGCGCATGGCATCGTGCGATGCTTGGGCGCGGCGCGGAGAAGCGGTCGCGCAACTGCTCATCTATCTGAATAATGCCGAGGCAGACGGCTCGCTCGCCGAGTGCGAGCAGATGCTGCGGGTCAGCTATGGGGGGGCGGCGTGATGTGGCTTCCCAGCTTCAACAGCTCGCGCCAGAGGGCCGAGCATCGCGACCGCCTCGCCGCTGCCGTCAAGGTGGCCGCCAGGCTTGACGTGCTTTCGTCCAGCGAGCTGGTTCCGGCCTTCCTGGCGGCGACGCTTGGCGATGTGCGGATCAGCGGCGGTCGCTATGAGGCGCGCGCCTATGGGTTTCGCGCCACCTCGGTCCGGAACCGGACGCAGGCGGTGCGGAACTGGATCCTTGCGGTGACGGCCGAGGCCGCGCAGGCCCCGATCGGGGAGGTGGCGTGATGGGGGACCTTCATCCCACCACCCCGCGCCGCCTGTCGCGGGACGAGCGTCTGCAGATGGCGGCGGAGGTTGCGCAGAGCCTGAAACCCATCCGCCATTGCGCTGACCTCGTCCCCGAGTTCGAGCGGGCCTGCGACGTCGAGGTTGACGCCGTTTCCTACGGCTATCGCGCGCGGGCCTTCGGCTTCACCGCGACGGCGACCTGCAGCCGCCAACAGGCCGTGTGCAACTGGATCGTCCAGGTGCTGACGAAGGCGAAAGGCGGTGTCCGGTGATGCAGCTACAGACCGAGGCGCTGGCCGACCTGATCGTGGCGCATCTGCGCCTTCTCGATCAGGCGACGCGCATCGCTGAGGAGGCCAGCCGCGGTGCTGCCCCCGAGACCGTCGATGTCGGCCAGAGGCTGATGGCGGCGGTGGGGGACGCCAAGGGGACCATGAAGGTGAGGGGCCGAAATTGAGCACCGCATCCCCCTGCTATCTTTCCAGCGACATGGTCGTCGAGACGCTTTCCGATCGGCACCATGCTCGGCGAGATCGCCTTCTTTCATGGCTTGCTGTCTCTCTGCAAGATGGCGACCCACTCCCGCAGGACGGTGGCGGCGTGGGGGTTTTGGTGGCTTTCTGCGAGGCCGGAAATCAGCATCACGATCCCGTCGATATGCCGCTTCAGGGCATCCTCGCTCATGATGATGCTCGAATGCAGGACAATGGACAGGGCGTCGCAGCGCCCCTCCAGCTTGGCGATGCGATCGAGGAGCTCACTGATTTCCAGGGGGCGGTCATTCATCATCCTGATTCCTCCTAATTTGACGAGACGTTGAGCACTGTCAGGCAGTTCGTCCTTCCCGGCACTGCAAAGATCGAACAACGAAATAGCCCGGGATCACGCCCGGATAAAATCCAGAAACTACAGGCATCCCCATGACCGAACTTTCGATGGAAAAAATCGCGCTCATCATCGCGAAAAAGGCAAGGCTTTTGGCCCTGGAGGCGGAAAGCCTCTATGTGGTTTCGAGTGACCCCGGCGTCGCCCGGGAAGCCCTGGAGCGGATCAACGAGAGCGAACAAGGCCTCACCTTCTGGATCGATCAGCTCAAGAAGGTGGCTGAGAAGTGATGGGCGACCTGATCCATATCCCGCTCGCCTCGATCGAGGTCGGCGAGGATCGCGCCCGCGATCTCGATCCCGGACATGCCGAGGCACTGGCAGACAGCATCCGAATGCAGGGGCTGCTTTGCCCTGTTCTGGTCCGCGCCGTTGCCGAAGATCGCTTCCGCCTTGTCGATGGGCGTCACCGCTATGAGGCGTTCAAACTTCTTGGCCGGGACGTGATCCCGGTGGTGATGTCTGACAAGACATCGGACGACGAAGCCATGCTGGATCAGGTGATGGCAAACCTTGCGCGCCGCATGGTTGCGCTGGATTTCTGCCGTCACCTTGCCATGCTGAAGGAGGCTTGGCTGCGGCTGCACCCCGAGGCCACGAATGGTGGCAACAAGAATGTCGCGAAGGGAAAATCCAGAATCCAGAATTCGGACTCTGGTGACGACCCAGACACTACCCCCGCCTTCTCTGATGCGATGGCATCGAAGTTTGGCCTCGGACGATCTGCCGTGTTTGAGGCCGTTGCGATCTGGACCAAGCTTTCGCCTGCCTCGCGTGAGGCGCTCCATGGCACGAAGCTGGCCGAGAAGAAGACCGAGCTGAAGGCGCTGTCCGAGCAGAAGCCGGCGATGCAGGCGAAGATCCTCGAGCTGATCGAGGACAAGGATCATCCGGACGTCCAGAACGTGGCCGGGGCGCTGGCGTTTCTGGAGCGTGGAGCCGAGGTCAGCGCAGCCGAGCGGCAGTTTCGCGCGATCAACACGGCCTTCGCACGCCTGGCCGATGATGCTCTCGACATGGTCGTGCAGAACAACGCCGACCGGATGATTGCCTCTCTCAAACGGCTGGGGCGCATCTGATGTCCCGCTACCGTGACCCTTTGACGAAGGACCTGTTCAGCTGGCAGCCACCGAAGGTGGGTGTGGGCTACAGCGACGACGTCATCGGGCGCGGGCGCCTTGACAACCGGATTGCGCGGCTGATTGCGCAGGCACTGCGCGATGCGCGTGACGATGGCCTGAGCCGCGCGGATGTCGCGCGCCGGATGACGGGGTTTCTGGGCCGGACGATCAGCGAGGCCATGCTGAACAAGTGGTCTTCCGAGGGATCGGAGGATCACAGGATCCCGCTCGATGCGTTCATCGGGCTCGTCCATGCGACCGAGGTCCGGGATCTGCTCGGGTTCGTTCCGGGCGAGTTCGGCCTGACGGTGATCGAGAGCGAATATGCGGAGCTGATCGAAGAGCGGCTGCTCGACGATCACATCGAAGAATTGCAGGCACGCAAACAGGCCCTGGCCGCACGCAGGAAAATCCGGCGATGAACGATCTTTCCCTTCCCATTCAGGAATTCTTCACCGCGCGCGAGCTGGCCGAAATGGCCGCCCGGTGGGGGTACAAGAAACTGCCGCACACCGAGCGAGGCGTCAGGGCGCGCGCCAAGCGCGATGGCTGGGCCGAGCAGCCGTCGCTATGTCGCAAGCGCGACGGGATGACCGGCGGCGGCGGCCTTGAATACCACATCTCGTTGCTGCCCGACATGCAGGGGATGCTGCTGAAGGAGCGGATGCTGCGGACCAGCACCCGCGAGCGGAATGCCATTGCGGTGCGGTCAGAAACCGTGCCGGCAGTTCCGGCAACGCTGGGCCGCCGCGCCAGGACCACGGCAGAAGCGCGCTCGGAGATCATGGTCGCCATCATCGGCTATGCTGCCCGGCGCGGGAAGAAGGTCAGCGGGGCGCTGGCGGATTTCCTGGTGGCACAGGACGGGCACAGGACCTGGCGCAATGCCTGCGCAGCGCGCGATCGCGGGGACTATCTCGACGCGGCTGCGATGCGTGCGATCCAGCTCGGGTCGCCGATGACCCGCCCCTTCGACCCCAAAGCCCCCTATGGGTTCGGTGTGTCGGAGGAGGTTCTGGCTCTGGCAAACAATCGGCCCCGCGCCGGTGATTTCACCTCGGTCGGGCGCTCGGCCCTCTATGCGTGGATGAAGGCGCATCGGGAGCATGGATTTTCCGGTCTGGCCCCGGCGACCACGAAATCGGCAGAGCCGATCCCGGACGACTTCTGGCGGTTCATGCGGCTGTTCGCGCAGCCGGCGAAGCCGTCGATCCAGAGGATCCATCGCAAATACCTCGAACAGACGCCGCCCGGGATGGCCGCCCTGACCATCGACCAGGTCAAATACACCCTTCGCGAAAAGCTCGATCACGTTGAGCGGGCCAAGGGCCGCGAGGGTCCGCTGACCATGCGCTCGCGCCTTGCCTATGTGTCGCGCGACACCTCGGACCTGCTGCCCACCACGATCTATGTGGCCGATGGTCACACATTCGATGCCGAGGTTGCAGACCCGAATTCCTACAGGGCAATGCGGCCGGAAATCACGTCGATCATGGATGTCGCGACGCGGCGCCTCGTCGGCTGGGCGATCTCGCGCAAGGAAAACGTCATCGCCGTGACCGAGGCCTTGCGCAATGCCTGCGCGGAGAACGGGATTTGCGCCGTGTTCTACGTAGACCGCGGGGCGGGCTACAAGAACAAGACGTATGACGACGAGGGCAATGGGCTGATGGCCCGGCTCGGCATCGACAAGATGCATGCGCTTCCCTACGGGTCACAGGCGAAGGGCAATATCGAACGGTCACACCAGACCATCTGGATCACCCTTGCCAAGGAATTTCCCACCTATCTGGGCGATGGGATGGACAAGGAGGCCCGTCAAAAGGCTTTCCGCCAGAGCCGGCGGGAGATTGCAGAGGTCGGCGCTTCGTCCCTGCTGATGCCCTGGGAGGCCTTCCGCGAGGCCGTGGCGCGCCGCGCCGAGGACTACAACAACGAGCCCCACAGCTCCCTGCCGCGGATCATCGATCCGGTGACGGGGCGGCGCCGGTTCATGACACCGAACGAGGCCTGGGCGCAGCATGTCGCAGACGGCTTCGAGCCTGTCCTTGTCGATCCGGAGATGATGGACGATCTCTTCCGGCCCTACGTCGAGCGCACCGTGTCGCGGTGCCTCGTTCAGTGGAACACGAACGAGTATTTCAGCCTCGACCTCAACCCGTACCATGAGAAGCGGGTGTTTGTGGGCTATGACGATGCCCAGGCTGACCGGGTCTGGGTGCGTGAGATCGATCGCGAGACCGGTGAGCCCGGGAAACTGATCACCGTGGCCGTCTATGGCGGGAACAAGGTCAGCTACATGCCGCGGACCCGTATCGCCGCCGCAGAAGACAAACGCCAGAAAGGCGCGCTCAAGCGCCTCGAGGCGAAGGTTCGCGATGTCGAAGCCGAGCGCACTGCGCCGATGCTTGAGCACCATCCCATGCAGACGACTGCCGAGATTCTTGATGTGCGGCCCGCCGCCACGGTCGCAGCGATGCCTGCCACCGAGCGCGTCGACACGATCGCTGATGGAGCACCGCGGCGCCGGACCTTCAGATCCGACGAGGAACTCGCAGCCTGGGCGCTGCAGCACCCGGACCAGCTCAGCGCCAATCAGATCAAGGTGCTGCGGAGCTGCATAAGCAGCCCAGCAGCCCGCGACCTTTTCAGAATGTCAGGCATCGACGTGGAGGCGCTTCGAACCCTCCTCCGCGCCGTTGCCTGACCAACCAGAAACTTTCCGAGAATGAGGAGAGCATAGCATGAGACCGACCTTTGTCGAGACGAGCAACGTCAGGGAGTTCTATGGCGCCCTGAAGAAGGTCAATGAACGCGGCGCGCAAGAGGCGTGCCTCGTGGTGGTGGATGGAAAGCCGGGCCTGGGCAAGACCACCACGATCAACCGCTGGACCACCCAGACCGGGAGCATCTACCTGCGTGCCCAGAAAGGCTGGGACTACAGCTGGTTCATCCAGGAGCTGCTCGCAGAGCTCTCGGTTGATCCGAAGAGCATCCGCGGGAAGCGTGACCGCTTTGCCCGGGCGCTGCAGGAGCTGCAGGACCGTGCCGAGAGGGCGATGCTGCTCGACCGGACGTTCGGCCTGGTGATCGATGAATGCGATCTGGTCTCCTCGCGCGGTGAAATCATGGAGGCGATCCGCGGGATCTCTGACCTCAAGTTCCTGCCGACCATTCTCGTCGGTATGGGCACGCTGCGCGACAACCTGCGCCGCTTCCCGCAGATCGAAAGCCGCGCCCCGAACAAGGTCAGCTTCCTGCCCGCAACGATCGAGGATGCCCGCGCGCTGATCGCTGGCCGCTGCGAAGTGCCGGTTGCAGATGACCTTGTCCAGTATGTCTGGAAGGCCTCGCGTGGGTTCAACCGCGAAATCCTTGACGCTATTGCGCATATCGAGCGCTTCGGCATGCGGGCTGATGTTGGGGAAACCGGTGTGACGGTCTCCGATATGGCTGGTCAGCCGATCATGACGGACCGCACGACCGGGAAAGAGATCATCGTCACGGGGGCGTTGTGATGGTCGATCGCTACCACCCTGGAAAAGCTCCCACGGCGCTGCTCACGGCCCTTTGCGACGGGTCCTGCCGTACGATCTCCCAGCTGGAAGAAGAACTCGACCTCACGCGCCGTCAGGTCTCTGACGCCGCTGCAGCCCTGCTGCGGCGGGATTACCTGATGCGGATGGAGGTCGGCTGCTACAAGCTGACAGACGAAGGTATCTCGGCAGCAGAACGCGGCGAGGTGATCACATCCGGGCCGCGCGGAAAACATACGGGCTGCAAGGTCATCCAGAATACGTTTCGCCAGCGCGCCTGGCTCTCGATGCGGACCAGGGGGCGCTTCACAGTCGGTGACCTCGTCTGCGACGCAGCCAATGGCGATGATCGCAACCCGATCGACAACGTCAGGCGCTATCTGACGGTCCTCGTGCGCGCTGGATATGTGATTGAGCTGCCGCGCCGCGTGGCGGGAACTGCACCGACATCGAACGGCTACAAGCTCTTCGCACTGGCGAAGAACACCGGGCGGGAAGCCCCCGTCTACCAACCGACGAAGCAGGTTCTGCGCGACCTCAATCTGGGGGAGGATGTGCCGTGCACGCGCGCCTGATCGACATGCCTGATCCTGAGTGGCTGCAGATCCTCCGCGACGAGGTTGCAAAGCCCGGGGCGACCATCGCAGGTGTCGCCGCCTCGATCGGGATGAAGCGCACGGCCCTGTCGATGCTGCTCTCGGGCAAGTATCCCGCCAAGCTGGACAAGGTCAGCGCCAAGTTCGGCCCGGTCGTCCTGGATCGTTACCGCGATCAGGTGCTGTGCCCGCATTTGCGCCGCGGCATCGGCGCGGACGAGTGCCGCACCCACGCGACCGCCCCGATGTCCACCTCCAACCCCGTCAAACTCGCGCAGTGGTCGGCCTGCCGCCGTTGCCCGCTCAACCCCACCAAGGAACAAAAGAATGTCTGACTTCTCTCCCGCTTCCATCCCGACCGGCATCGTCGAGATCTCCGGCCAGCAGTACATGCGCGACGCCACTGGCGGCTATCGCCCCGTGTCGCTGATCAAGCCGACCGACAAGCTGATCGACGAGCAGGTTCGCAAGATCTTCGGTTTCGCCGTTGCGCTGAGCGAGCAGGTTGCCCGGTTCAAGGGCCATACCTTCGACGACCTGGGCGAACTGGATGCGCTGCTCGAGCAGGAATATGGGCTCACCGTCGGCGGCAAGAAGGGCAACAAGAGCTACACCAGCTTCGATGGCCTGATGAAGGTCGAGATCCGCGTGTCCGACCTGATGACCTTCGGCCCCGAGCTTCAGATCGCGAAAGCACTGATCGATGAGTGCCTGAACGAATGGTCGGCCGAGAGCCGCCCCGAGATCCGCGCGATCGTCACGCGCGCCTTCAACACCGACAAGGAAGGCCAGATCAATCGCGGGGAGGTCTTCATGCTGCTGCGGCTGGAGATCGAGGACGAGCGCTGGCAGCAGGCCATGCGTGCGATCCGTGATGCGATCCGGGTGATCGGCTCGAAGACCTACATGCGCTTCTCGATGCGTGATGCCTTCGATGCGCCCTGGCAGACCGTCACCATCGATCTGGCGAAAGCCTGACCAACCACCAACCACCAACCACCAACCATTACAGGAGAAACACCATGGCAAAGACCTTCCCGAAATCCGCACTCGCCCGCCAGCTCGCCGAGGAGATGGGCTGGAATGTCACCAACACCGAACGGGCCGTCAATCGCGTGTTCGATCTGATCCGCGAACATGCCGAGGCTGGGGAGCGCGTCAGCATCGGGACGTTCGGTGCGTTCAGCGTCAAGAAACGTGCAGCCCGCACCGCCCGCAACCCGCATACCGGCGCCGCGGTCGAGGTGCCCGCGCGCGATGTGCTGGCGTTCAAGCCCTTCAAGACCATCTGAGCGAAACGCCCTGCGGGGCGTCGTCGCGGCGTGGTGGCCGCGGCCTGATGAGCAGCTGGAGGATAGTTTAGAGCCATGAGCCACTTCTCCCTTTACGGAGATCCGGATGCCGAGATGCGACTGAAGTCATTCACAGGAACATCGAAAAACGGAAAATCGGTCATCCGCATCGAAATCGAGTGCAGCACACCGTGGCGCTTTGGCTATGCCTTGGAGGAGCTCGGAAAGGTGCAGGACGGCCAAAAGCCTCAGAAGGCTCCGCCGAAGAAGCCTGCGAAGGCGAAAGCCTTGGCGCTGCCGCCACCGCAGCTCATGCTTCCTGATCCAGGGCAGCACTGACATGAACACCTTCGCGATCATCAACATCGCCCGCCAGCAGCTGGATCTGGACGAAGACACCTATCGTGCGCTCCTGGAGCGGGTGACGGGAAAATCGTCGCTGCGCCAGATGTCTGAACGCGAACGCAGCAGCGTCGTCGACGAGCTGAAGCGCAAGGGGTTCCGGATCCGGCGTTCCGGCAAGGCCCTGCCGCCGTCGACAAAGCCCTATGTCCGCCTGATCCATGCTCTCTGGACGAGCTGCGCCCGGTATGGGGTCATCGAGACTGGATCGCGCGAGGCCTTGCGGGCCTTCTGCAAGCGGTTCATCGCCCATGGCGTCGATGCCGTCGCGGTTGATCCCGACATGCTCAGCTATGACCAGGCGACACCGATCATCGAAGCGTTGAAGCGGATGGAAGCGCGCGGAAAGGCCCTGAGCCGTGGATAAACGCATCCCCAATGCCGAAATCCGCCGGGTCTGGATGGACCCGAGCCTGACGGAAGGGCGGCGGCCGGTGATCCCGGAAGCGGAACTGCGGGTGCTCTGGCTCGCGGATGTGCTTGTCCGCGATATTGCGGCCCTGTATCAGTGCCCGACCAATTCCGTGCGCCAGGCATCGAAACGGATCTGGCTCGATCGCAGGCCGCGGGGGCGCCATGAGACGATCACCCTTGCCGAATATCGCATTCGCCTGATCCGCCAGGCAAACAGGCCGGGAATGCCGCTTTCGGATGCGCAGCGCGGCATCCTCGCCAGAATACGTCAGGACTGACCCAATGAAACAGCATCTGCCTTCCCAACTGGATGATGTGCCGGACTCGCTGCTGGACGTTGCCGAAACGTTCGGTCTTGGCGTCGCGCTGCGTCTCATGCAAGAGTTCGGCGGGCAGGAGCTGGAATTCCCGCGCCGGTTTCGCGAGACGCGGCAGCCGTGCCGCGCCATCGTCGAGCTGCTGGGAGCCGATGTCGGCGAGCAGGTTTGCCACTTCCTTGCCGGCATGAGGGTCTATGTGCCGAACGGCAAGGTGCGGCGCCTTCGCCCCGAGATTGCCTCGCTGCAGGCAAGCGGCCGGGATCGGCGCGAGATCGCCAGGCTGCTCGGGATCTCGCAGCGCCATGTCAGGCGCCTGGCGAACCGCCCGCCGGATCCGCTCCCCCTGTTTCCTGACTGGTAACAGCGCACCCCCGGACATTGTCCGGGGGTTTGGCTTTTCGGGCGCGCGTAGACCGGACCTGCCACCCGGCGACGAAAGCAGGCCCCACCATGACCAATCCGGCACTCTCCCTCATCCAGACGGGTCTTCGTGACCTCGGCTATCAGCCGGGTGGCATCGACGGTATTTTCGGGGGGAAGACCAGAGGCGCCGCGGAAGCATGGCTGGCCGCCAGCGGCGCCCCCGCGGAAACCAGCATTGCCCCCGATACCACGTCGATCATCTACCAGGGCGCCGCGCGCTATCCCGTGCATGAGATCGTCGTCCACTGCTCGGCGACCCGCCCCGGCTGGCTCGAGCTCGAAGGGTTCGCGGCGCAGTTCAAGGAGATCCGTCGCTGGCATGTCGAGGACCGCGGCTGGCGTGATATCGGCTATCACTGGGTGATCGGCCGCAGTGGCGTGGTCATCGCCGGGCGCCCTGAAACCGAGATCGGCGCCGGCGTGGTCGGGCACAATTCCGGCGTGATCCATATCTGTCTGATCGGCGGCTTCGGATCGACCGAGAACGATGCGTTCAGCACCAATTTCACCGCCGCGCAGGATGCGCGCCTGCGCGCGCAGATCCAGGCGATCAGCATGCGCACCCAGATCACCCGGATCTCCGGCCACAACGAATGGGCGGCGAAGGCGTGCCCGGGCTTCAACGTTCCCTCCTGGCTGAAAGGAGCCTGACATGAATTCCGTCTATGTCCGCATCTTCCTCTATGTCGTGTCGCCCGTGCTGACCACGCTCGTCGCACTGATCCCCGGATGGGGCGTGACCTATACCGACGGCGTGCTCACCGTGGACCTGTCCACCGCCGCCGGCGCCGCGGTTGCCGCGCTCGGGATCTCCTCGGCGATCTTCGCCAAGTGGGGCGTCAAGTAGGCGCCCGACCTCTGCCAGGGAATACAGACGTGACCGACGTCAACTTCACCACGCACCATGCGGATCGCATCGATCATGCCCATAGTCGCCTCGACGGGCTCGATCAGCGCGTGACCAAGCTCGAGACGTCGGAGGCGGTCAATGCCGAGCGGATGAACTACATCCACGGCAGCCTCAACTCGATCAACGCCAACATCAACAAGGTCGTCTGGCTCATCATCTCGTCGCTTCTGCTCGGGGTCATCGCCTTCATCGTCAAGGGAGGGCTGACCATTGGCCAATAACGACGAGATCCGCCGCCGCGCGCGCTCCGACTATGTGTTCCGCCGCCTGACTGCCTCAACCATCGCCGCGGCCTATGGCGTGAGCGAGGTCACGATCGGACGCTGGAAGAAGAAGGCGAAGGCAGACGGCGATGACTGGGACATGGCGCGCACCGCGGCCGTGATGTCCGGCCAGGGCGGCGATGTCGTCACCTCGATCGTGCTCGAGGAGTATATGCTGCAGGCGCAGCAGCTGCTGCACCAGATCAAGGAAGGCGCGCTCGACGTCGAGACGAAGGTCAAACTGATGGCCTCGCTCGCCGATTCCACCACGAAGATGGTCGCTGCGGCCTCGCGCGCTGCGCCGCGGCTCTCGGAGCTGGGCGTGGCCCAGGCGGTGGTCGAGGAGCTCGTGGACTTCGTACGCGAGAAGTTCCCGCATCACATCGAAGCGGTTCAGGAACTGCTGGCCCCCTTCGCGGATCACATCTCGCTGTGCTTCACGCCATGAGGTGATCCATGGCCGCCCGTCCACAGCGCAAGAAGCTCAGCGTCAAGGAATTCAAGGACAGCATTCAGCAGAAGGCCGACGAACTTGCCCGCTGGATCGACCTTTCCGTCGATGCCTTCCCGACCGACCTCGCGGCAAAGCGGGACCGACTGGCGCGTGTGCGGGGCGATGACGGCTTTCGCTTCTTCCTCGAGACCTATCTGCCGCATTACGTGAAGGGCGAGCCGTCGCTCTTTCACGAAGCGGTATTCCGGCTGGCCCCGGAGATCCTCGGGTCCGAGAGGGGCGCCCGTGAGCTTCTGATCGCACCACGAGGGTCGTCTAAATCGACGCACCTCTCGCTCGGCTTCGCGCTCTACTGCATCATGCTCAGCGAGAAGCGCTATATTATCGAGGTCTGCGACGTCTATGCGCAGGCGGCGCTGCTCATCGAGGCGATCAAGGCCGAGCTGACCACCAATATCCGCCTGCAGAGCGATTTCCCCGATGCCTGCGGCGCGGGGCGCGTCTGGCGCGAAGGTGAGATCGTCACGGCGAACAACATCCGCGTCGAGGGTCTCGGCGCGCTGCAGAAGCTGCGCGGCCGCCGGCATGGCCCGCATCGTCCCGACCTGATGTTCTTCGACGACCTCGAGAACGACGAGCAGGTCCGCAGCCCGGAGCAGCGCCAGAAGCTCGAGAACTGGGTCTACCGCGCCGCGCTGCAGGTCGGGCCGCCGGATGGGTCAATGGATGTGGTCTGGGTCGGCACGGTTCTGCATTTTGATGCTGTCGTGGTGCGAGCCTCCAAGAAGCCGATGTGGCGGGTCACCGAGTTTCAGGCGATCGTGCGCTGGCCGGACCGGATGGACCTGTGGGACGCGTTCGAGGAGGTCTATCAGAACGACGGTGAGCCCGCGGCGCGCGCGTTCTATGCCGCTAACCAGGCGGAGATGGATGCGGGCGCAGTCGTCAACTGGCCGTCTGTCCAGCCACTCGTCGAGCTGATGCTGAAGCGCGCCGAGTCGCACGACGCCTTTCAGACCGAATACCAGAACAAGCCCATCAGCGATGGGAACCCCTTCGGCGATCTGACCTGGTGGGTACAGGTTCGCCGCGATCTGGTGTTCTTCGGCGCCATCGACCCGTCGCTGGGCCGCAAGTCGCGGGGCCGTGACCCATCCGCAATCCTGATCGGCGGCATGGACCGGCTGACCGGCACCATGGACCTCGTCGAGGCCTCGATCCGGCGCCGCCTGCCCGATCTGATCATCGCCGACACGATCGCGCTGCAGCGCGAATACGGCTGCGTCCTGTGGTTCGTCGAGGCGGTCCAGTTCCAGGAGTTCCTGCGTACCTCGCTGATGGTCGAGGCCGCGAAACAGGGTGTGGGGATCTCCGCGATCCCGATCACGCCGAGCTCTGACAAGAACCTGCGCATCGAGCGTCTGCAGCCGCCGATCGCTGCCGGACTGATCCGGCTGCACCAGAGCCAAACGACGCTGATCGACCAGCTGCAGCAATGGCCGAATGCCGATCATGATGACGGCCCGGACTGCCTCGACATGCTCTGGCAAAACGCCCTGAAATATTCCGGCGGCATCGGCGGTCTCGGCGGCGGGTCGATCATGACGGCGGGCCGGTCGTCATCTGACTTCATGAGGGGGTATCGGTTGTGAGCCGCAAGAAAAGATCCACGGCGTCCTTCGCCGCAGATCCTGCTATCGACGCCCGCAAGAACTTGCCGGCTCAGGCGCGGGCACTCGTTGCGAACGCACGCAACGACATCACGCTCCCGGTCTATACCGGGCGCATGCAGCCGCTCGACGACACGCTGCTCGAGCGGGGCGACGGCAAGGGCCTGAAGATCTATGACGAGATCGAGCGCGATACCTGGGCGGGTTCGGTCCTCGACAAACGCAAGAAGCAGCTGACGGCCCGCGAGTGGCGGGTCGAGCCCGCGAATGATCCGAGCGCGCGTGACATCGAGGCGGCGGCAGTGGTGCGTCAGGTCTTCGAAAGCCTGCCCTTCGACCGCATCTGCGAAGATCTGCTCGATGCCACCCTGAAGGGCTTCGCGATTTCCGAGGTGGTCTGGGCGCGTGACGGAGCGGGGATCTGGCCACAGCAGATCGTGGCGCACGATCAGCGCCGATTCGTCTTCGACGAGGAGTGGCGCCCGCGCCTGCTGACCATGGCAAACATGTATCTGGGCGAGGAGCTTCCCGAGCGGAAGTTCATCGTCCATCGCTTCGGTGTGAAGGGCAACAACCCCTATGGTCTCGGCCTGGGGTCATCGCTGTTCTGGCCGGTCCTGTTCAAGCGCGAGGGCATCGCCTTCTGGATGCTGTTCCTCGACAAGTTCGCAGGGCCGACGGTGGTGGGTGAAACGCCCTTCGGATCGCTGCCGGAGGTCGATCGCAAGACCATCGATGCACTCGCCGGGGCGCGTACCAGTTCAGCCATCCTGGTGCCGACCGGGACCAACACCAAGTTTCTGGAAGCGTCAAAATCCGGCTCGATCACCTACCGCGATTTCCTCGAGTATTGGGACAAGCAGATCTCGATCCGGGTCAACGGGGAGACCCTGTCCACCGACATCGGGTCGAGCGGATCCCGGGCGGCGGCCGAGACCCACGCCGACCAGCTCGGCCTCTTGGTCGATGGCGATTCCGACCTGTTGTCCGCTACCCTGCGCGACACGCTGATCCGCTGGATCGTCGAATACAACGTGCCAGGCGCGCGCCTGCCGTCCGTCTGGCGCGAGCGTCCGGCAGACGCCAAGGCAGAGGCCGAGACCAGGAAAGCCGAAGCGGAGGCGGCCGCGGCCACGAACAGCGCGCTGCGCGACGTGCTCCAGATCGCGGCGAAACTGACCGATGATGCCGTTGCACGGAAGCTCATCGTGGCGTCTGGCCTCGTTGGCGATCTGGATGACGATGTGATCGATGCCCTGGTGACGATCCGCGGTGATCTGCGGGAGGCTCCGCCGGTCGATCCTGTTCCCGGTGTTCCAACGGGGGTGCCTGGCGTGACACGCGCGCCGGTTTCGGTCGGGGCTGCGCCCCGCCTGCCCGGTGTCACTCGGTGAGCGCTCCGCCTTGCCCCTGCTGCTCCTACGCGGTCGATGACCGGCCAGCCGGGATCGCGGCGCAGGCGACGCAGGCGGCACGTCCGCTGATCGAAGCACGGATCTCTGCGATCCGCGAGGTGATCGAGCGGGCGGAGAGCTTTGACGCTGCTGCTCGCGGGCTGCTCGACCTCGCTGCCAGCTGGACACCAGAGGCGTTTGGCAAGCTGATCGGATCGGCGACGGAACTGGCGGCCTGGGAGGGGCGCGAGGCGGTCTTTCTCGATCTGGACGAGGAGGAGCTGACCAGCTTCTATGCCCCCTGGTTCGTCGCGCCAGACCTGCAGCCTCCGAGCGCCGAGTTTGCGGACAAGGGGATCCTCTTCAATTTCCAGCCGCAGATCGACTTCCTGAAGCAGAAGCGGCCGGCGGCATCGAAGGTCTGGACCGACAAGATGTTCGGCGACCATGACCGCGAGTTCGTCGTGGCGGGTGTCACCGATCTTGCCATGGCGGAGGAGTTTCACCAGGCCATTCTGGATGCTGTCGATGGCGGCGGCGGATACAAGTCCTTCGCCGCTGATTTTGACCGGCTCGTCGAGAAATACGGCTGGTCCTACAACGGCGGCCGCGAATGGCGGATCCGGACGATTTTCGACACCAACGTGCGCACGAGCTACATGGCGGGCCGCCTTGCCATGATGCGAGACCCTGACGTGGTCCGGCTGCAGCCATGGTGGCAGTATATCCACGGTGAAAGCCGGACGCCGCTGCAGCCCCGGCCGATGCATGTCGCTTGGGACGGTCTGCTCGCGCGCCATGACGACCCGTGGTGGGACATCCATTTCCCGCCGAACGACTGGCTGTGTTCCTGCGGCGTCCGTGCGATGTCCGAGCGGCGCGCCATGCAGCAGCCGCGGTGGGGCCAGATTCCACCCGCGGACATCATGCGCAGCGTGCTCGATCGGACCAACCAGCGCACGGTGCAGATGCCGCAGGGGATCGGCCTTGGCTGGGACTATCAGCCGGGAAATCTCTGGGAGCGCGGCATGGTGCCGTCAAAGCTCGAGGAGGAGGCCGGTGGTTTGACGCCAGACGGGCGCCATGCAGTGCAGATCGATACGCCCGAGCCGATCGCTGATCTGGTCGCCGCCGCAAAGCCGTTCACCGCGACGCCGCTGCCGCTCAATGTGCGCGATGAGGACTACGTCACGGCCTTCCTCAAGCCGTTCGGCGCCGCGATTGGCCACGCGGTGCCCTGGACCGACCCGACCGGTGTCACCCTGCCGATCTCGGATGAGCTGTTTCGCGAGACGGCGACGGGCGCATGGAAGGTGGGAAAGAGGGATCGGGCATCCCTTACGCCGCTGCTGGCGGAAGCGCTTCTTGACCCGGATGAAATCTGGGTCGGGGTCGCGCGAAAGGTCAACCGACAGACGGGAGCGGAAGTGCTGACCGTCGATCGGCGCTACATCCGCACCGATGGGAAATCCGGGCTCATGGTGGTCTTCGAGGTCGGTCGTCGGTGGTGGCAGGAAATCACCGCCTACAACACGACCGACAAGAAGGGGAACCCGGATCTCGCGCTGCTCAATCGCCGCCGGGGCGGAAAGCTCGTCTGGTCGCGACCGAGGAAGTAAGGACCCGCCGGGGTGATCCGGCGGTAGCGTCGGGGGCCTACCAGGAACATCACCGTTCATCGGATTGCCGACACAAGGGTAATATAGCCCACAAGAGGTGAGATTTCCATATGGACCGCACGTTTTCGATCGAGGTGAACGACCGGGAGGCCAGCGAGGCACTCGCGGCGCTGCTGCACCGCATGGAAGAGCGGCGCGGTTTCTACAAGACCGTCGCGCAGCTGCTGGCAGACTCGGCGCGGGAGAATTTCCGCAAGCAGTCGGCCCCCAGCGGCATCCCCTGGGAGAAGCTCAAGGCCGCGACGATCCGGGAGCGCACCCGCAAGGGGCAGCTCCCTCTCACCATCCTGAACACGAACGGGGTGAAGGAGGGCATTCACCTGGCCGCAGCGATCTCGCAGGATGCCGACAATGACGCGGCGCGGGTCGGTGTGCTCGATCAGGATCCAATCCGCCATTATGCGGCAATCCATCAGTTCGGCGGCACTATCCAGATCCCGGCGCGCAAGGGCCGCATCTATCGTCATTACGATCCGACCTCCGGGGTGACCGGCCGGAAATTCGTGTCGCCCGAGTCCGAGGGAGCCAAGGCGACCGAGGTCGATATCCCGGCCTATACGGTCACGATGCCCGCCCGCCCCTACCTCGGTGTCTCGGCCGATGATGAGACGGAGATCCTGCTGCTGGCCGGAGACTGGCTCGGCCTCGAACCCGGGGCGTGACGGAGAGCGCTCAGGAGTGGCCTTGACCGTCTCGGGCTGCCGTCGCCCGTCCGGACCGGAGATGCCGCGTCAAACAGGCGTCAAAATCGCTCTGGCGGCATAACGCATCCCCTCCCGCCGGTGCAGGCGCTTGACCGGCCCGGGATCGGCGGCGCATGGTGCCGCAGGAGGCGGATCTCGACGCCGATCATCCCCCCGGACCATGTCCGGGGGTTTTGCATTTTCAGGCATGCAAAACCGGGGTCACCCACCTGCTCCCGGATAGCCATGCCCCAGTCACTCCCCACCTCGGCCCCCATCTCGGCTCGCATCGACGTCTTCCGGACCGGACGCTTCACCTCCATGGAGGGGGCGCCGCTCAGCTACACCGCCGCCGATCTGAAGGCGATCGCCGCATCCTACGATCCTGAGACCGCCCCCGCGCCCATCGTCGTCGGGCACCCCGCCTCTGATGCGCCCGCGCTCGGCTGGGCCGAGAAGTTCGACTTCGACCCCGAGACGGAGCATCTCAGCGCCACCATCCGCGATATCGAGCCCGCCTTTGCCGCCTCGGTCCGCGCCGGGCGCTTCCGCAAGGTGTCGATGTCCTTCTTCCCGCCGCATCATCCGGCCAACCCCAACCCCGGCTCCTGGTATCCACGCCACATCGGCTTTCTGGGGGCCGCGTCCCCCGCGGTGCCGGGGCTGAAGAATGTCGCCTTCTCGATCGCCCCGGCCGATGCGATCACCTTCTCGGCCGAGTTCGCCCAGTTCGGCGATCCCGGGTTCGAGCGTTCGGCGTCGCTGTTCCGGCGTCTGCGCGACTTCTTCATCGAGAAGCACGGCCTCGAGGAGGCGGACAAGGCGCTGCCGTCCTACGAGATCGAATGGCTGAGCGAGATCGAGACGTCCCGCAAGCCCGACGACATCGGCGATGGACCGGGCTTCGCGGCCGGTGGCTTCGTGTCCGGAGAACAGCCGCCCGGCATGCGGTGCATCATTCTGAAATCTGAAAAGGAGGCCCCCGTGCCCGGAGAGAAACCCGCCGACTTCGCAGCGCGCGAAGCGGAGCTGACCGAACGCGAGCGCAAGATCGCCGAGCGCGAGAGCGCCGCCGCCCATTCCGAAAATGCCTCCTTCGCCGAGCGCATGGTCGATGAAGGGCGTCTGCTGCCCGTGCTGCGGGACAAGGTCGTCGCGCTGATGGATGCGCTGCCCGGCCATGCCTCGGTGTCCTTCGCCGCCGGGGATGCCCCGATCTCGCCCGTCGCCGCGCTGCGCGAGGTGCTCGAAGCCCAGCCGGTGGTGGTCACCCTGGGCCGTCATGACCTCGGGCAGCTGCCGGCCGATGCCGCCGCCACCACCTCCTTTGCCGCTGATGGCAAGCCCGTCGATGGCGACGAGATCGCTCTGCACCACAAGGCCGAGGCCTACATGCGCGAGCATCCCGACACCTCCTATCTCGACGCCGTCGCGGCCGTCTCCTGCTGAGAGGATCCAACATGCAGTATTTTCACGATGTCCTGCCCTGGACCGTCATTTCCACCGGCCTGTTCGCGGCCAACGATTTGGTCGGCTTCAATGGCGCCAAGGTGGCGGCCGATGACGCAGCGGTGCTGGGCGTCGCCAAGAACCCCTGCACGGTGATCGGCGATCCGGTCGCCCTGAATGTTCTCGGGGTCGCCCGGGTCAAGGCCTCGGGTGCGATCACCGTCGGCGCGAAGCTCATCTCGGCCGCGGCCGGCGGCGTCAAGGTTGCCGGCGCCACGCCCGTCAACGTCTTCGCCACCGCACTGACCTCCGCCGCCGACGGCGAGTTCGTCGACATCCTCATCCGCTGAAGGACTGAACATGCCCCAGACCATTCTCAACACGCGCACGGCCCAGGTGATCAGCCCGATCCTGTCGAACCATGCGCGCGGCTATCGCAACCCCTCCTTCGTGTCGCACGTCCTTTTCCCGCGCGTCTCGATCCCCAACCGCTCGATGTCGGTCCTGAAGTTCGGCAAGGAAGCCTTCCGCAAGCTGAACACCCGCCGTGCGCCGGGCACCAACGTGAAGCGCGTGCAGTACGGCTTCGACGCCGGCACGGTGTCGCTCGTCCAGGACGCGCTCGAGGGCGTCGTGCCGATCGAGCACCAGCAGGAGGCCGAGAAGGTTCCGGGGATCGATCTCGGGTCGAATGCGGTCAACATGGTCCTCGATGTGGTCGATCTCGGCCTCGAATACGAGGCCGCGCAGATCGCGCGCACCGCAGCGAACTATGACGCCAACCACAAGCTGGCGCTGGCCGGTGCCGACCGCTGGACCAGTGCGACCAGCGATCCGGGCGAAGACATCGGTGATGCGTCCGAGATGATCCGGCGGTTCACCGGGCGCCGGCCGAACACGCTGATGCTCGGCCCCACGGCCGCGAAGGCGCTGAAGAACCACCCCAAGATCAAGGAGCAGTTCAAGTACGTCTCCAAGGATTCGATCACGCTCGAGATGCTGGCGGCCTATTTCCAGCTCGAGCGCGTGGTCACCGGCGACGCGGTCTACCTGCCGGAGACGGCCGACGACAGCGTGGCCGCCACCGATGTCTGGGGCGACGATGCGATCCTCGCCTGGGTGCCCACCACCGGCGGCAACTACATGGTTCCGTCCTATGGCTACACCTATGAGCTGATGGGCTATCCGCAGGTCGAGCAGCCCTATTACGACCGCCCGTCGAAGTCGTGGATCTATCCGACCACGACCGAGCGCAAGCCCTATCTGGTCGGCGCCGATGCCGGCTTCCTGTTCCAGAACGCCGGCGCGGCCGCGGTATAAGACCGCCAAGGCGGTCGGTTTTCCGAGTGGGCGGTCCGCCGCCCGCTTCATCAAACCGACAGGAGAGCGATAGCGATATGGACGTCACCGAAGTCACCCTTGCGACCGCGGCCAAGATCCGCGGCAAGATCGAGCCCGCAGGCAAGATCGTGGTCGTCGACCAGACCGTTTACCGTCATCTCAAGGAAAGCGGCGCCATCGGCGCAACCGCGCCGCAGTCGGTGGCCGACGCGGTGCTCGAAGATCGCACGATGCTCGAACGGACGATTGCCGAGCAGTCCGCCGTGATCGATGCGCTCACCGATGAGCTGAAGGCGATGGAAACCCGTGCGGACGAGGCCGAGGCGCAGCGCGACCTGCTGCAGGGCCGTGTGCTTGATCTTCAGGCACAGACCGCCCCGGGCGCGGCCGATGCGCCCGTTTCGCACGATGCCGAGGCCACGAAAAGCACGCCGCCGAAGAAGGCGCGTGGCAGTCAGAAGGGCTGACGAGCAGCAGCCCTTCACCGCCGGGGGCGCGCCCCCTTCCTCGCGCCCCCGGCACCAATCCCTCAGCATGACCAGGACATGAATATGGATACGACCAGCCTGACCAAGAGCCAGAAGTCGACCTTCGAAAAAATCAAGAACGCGAAGCAGCCGGTGGTCCTCCCCGTTTCCGCCGCGCGCGTTCTGGTCAAACAGGGACTGATCCGGAGCGATGGTTCGAAAGGGCATGGCAAGGCGAAAGCCGCCTACGTCCTCGCTTGATTACAAGGCGCACGCTCTTGGAGGTCATCTGATGCACTGGGCCGATATCCTCATCTCCCGCCTCATGCTGGCGATCGACTGGTGCGCCGGTGTCTTCGCTCTCGGCTTCAAGATCATCGTGACGCCCATCGACCTGCGGTCCAACTACCCCGGGGGTGAAGACTGGCGGGCATCGGGCGGCGCGGCGGATGTGCGCCGCCGTATGCACCTGGCGCGCTCGCTCACCGGACGACGCGTGGGCGGCATGATCTGCTCGGGTGATCTTGGCGCCGGGCGCCTGATGCTGGTGGGCTGAGCGATGTATGCGAGCCTGGATGACCTGATCGAACGCGCGGGCGAGACGGAGATCCTGCAGATCGCCGATCGCGACGGTGACGGCATCGCCGATCCCGAGGTGATCGAAGCGGCGCTCGGCCACGCCGACAACAAGATCAACTCGTGGGTCGGCGTCAAATATCGCATCCCCTTGACGGTGGTGCCCAACATCGTGCGCAGCTGGGCGGTGTCGATCGCGCGCTATTACCTGCACCGCTATGAGCGGCCCGAGTACGTGGCCGATGACTACAAGGATGCGATGTCCGACCTGAAATCCGTCGCCGAAGGCAAGGCGGCCGTGCCGGGCGCGGCAGGTCTGACGCCGGCGGCGAGCGATCAGGCCGGCACGGTCCTCGCGGTTCACCCGGCGCCGCATTTTGACCTGCGGGGCTGGCGGTGACCGATCTTCTGGATCTCGTGAAGGAGCGCCTCGAGGCGCTGGCTCCGGCACTCACCTCGGTCGAGGTGATCGAGGACATCGAGGCGATCGCGAAGGGCACACCGGCCGGATCCGGCGCTGCATTCGTCGCACCGTATCGGGAGCGTGGCACTGCCAACGAGCTGTCTACCGGCTTTCGCCAGCTGGTCTGGGTCGAGTTTCTCGTCGCCTTCCAGATCCGCATTGCCGACGACAGCAAGGGCACGGCCCGGGTCGCTGCCTTCCGTGCGATCAAAGGCGAGATCGAGGCGGCGATCGCAGGCTGGCAGCCCACCCCGGAGGCCGCGCCGATCTCGTTGATCGGTGGCCAGGGCGGGCGACTGACGACCGGGGTCAGCACCTATGTGCAGACCTGGGAGACGACGCGATACCTCACGGGTTGACGCGCTCCCCCACGCGGCCGCATTGTGGCTGCACTCCAGCGAGAGATGACCCCCGGACCTTGTCCGGGGGTTTCGCATTTCCGGCCATGTCAAACCAGACCAAGGCGCCCGGCATCCATGTCGGGCCACTGATTGTCGAGGTTTGAAATGAGTCGACCGACCACCGGAGGCCGCTGGATCCGCAGCGCCAAGACCGGCGCGCTGACCCGTCAGAATGATGCGGAGACGAGCACGCCGCCGGCCCAGGCTGATGCCCCGGCCGAGAAACAGCCGAAAACCAAGGCGAGCGACACCGCCGCCACCAACCAGGAGGCCTGACCATGGCATCCCGTCGCTGGCGCAAGCTCGCCATTCTCGTGAAAATCGAAACCATCTATGGCGCGGATGCGGCTCCGGTCGCCGCGAACAGGATCGTCGCCACCAATGTGAATTTCACGCCGATCGAAGGTGATGAAGTCTCGCGCGACCTCCTGCTGCCGTATCTCGGCAACCAGGGCGTCGTGCTGGCCGGCATCTATGGCAAGATCAGCTTCGACGTCGAGGTCTCCGGGGGCGGCGCGGCCGGTGATGTGCCCCAGTATGGTGCCCTTCTGCGGGCCTGTGGCATGGCGGAGACCATCACCGCCGGCACCTCGGTCGTCTATTCGATCGTCGAAGACGCCGTCGAAGCCGCGTCGATCTACTTCGAGAGCGACCTTGTGCGCCATGTGCTGCTCGGCAGCCGCGGCAACGTGTCGGTGAACTTCACGCCGAAGGGCATCCCGCGTTTCACCTTCACGATGACGGGGCTGCTCGGCACCATCACCGATATCGCGACGATGAGCGCCGTGACGGCGGCAGGCCTTGTCACGCCGTTGCCGGTGTCCAAGGCGAACACCCAGATGACGCTGCACGGCTGGTCCGCTGTGGCCGAAAGCCTGGCGCTGGATCTGGGCAACACGGTGACGCCGCGGTTCCTGATCGGCGACGAGCTGGTGCTGATCTCGAACCGCTCCACGACCGGCACGGCCGTGGTCGAGGCCCGGTCGCTCGCGACTGTCGACTGGTTCGGGCGCGCGCTGAACCGCACGCGTGGGGCGCTGGCGCTGACCCATGGCATCGCGGCCGGCAACATCGTCGAACTCGATGCCCCTGCCGTGGAAATCGGCAAGGTGACCCAGGGCAACACCGACAACATCTCGAACTACTCGCTGCCGCTCTCGCTGTGTCCGACCGCGGGCCTCGACGAGCTGACGATCACCGTTCGCTGACCCCATGACCGGGCGCCGCGCGCGCCTGGTCTCCCCTTCCTCTCTTCCGGAGACCTGCTGATGAAATTCACCCTCGTCGAAGCCCCGACCTTCTGGTGGCCCGTCACCGTCCGCGTCCCCGACCCGGATGCCCCCGGGAAGACCATTGCCCAGGATCTCAAGGTGCAGTTCACGCCCAAGACCCGCGACGAGGAGATCGCGCTGAATGAGCAATTCGCCGCGCTGAGCACCGATCGCGAGCGCGCCGACGCCGAGATCGCGAACTGGCTCGAGATCATCAAGGGCTGGGACGGTGTCGTCGATGGCAATGGCAATCCGGTGGCTTTTTCGAAGGAAACGCTGCGCGCCGCACTGCAGTGGCAGTGGTTCCGCTCTGCTCTTTCGAAGGCCTTCACCGACAGCGCCTTCGGCCTCGAGGCGCAGCGGGGAAACTGACCGAGGCCGCGCGGGCCTGGGCCTTCGCGCGGCTCGGCAAGGTCGACGATCGCCAGCCGGTGCGCATCGACCAGGACATCGCTGACCAGTTCGCCCGCTGGGGTGTGCCGGTTCCCACCGATGCAATCCAGGAAGACGAGGGAGAGATGTTTGAGGTCTGGGCCAGCAACTGGGATGCTCTCCTGGCGTTTCTCGCGGTCGAGACCCAGTGGCGCATTGCTGCCGGCGTTGGCGCGTTGATCTGGATCGGCCTCGATTACAGCGCCGTCGACGTCGCCTTTCGGCGGCTTGGCATTGGCGATGACGCATTCGCGGCAGTGCAGCAGATGGAGCGCGCAGCGCTCGACGTCTTCGCGAGGGCGGACTGATGGGCGAGAACAAGGCATTCAACGTCTCGATCGTTTTTAAGTCAGAAATCGAGGCGGCCAAGGCCGGGATCGAGGCCATCAAGCGCGAGCTGTGGACGGTCAGCGCCACGACCGCCCAGGCTGCGAAAGTCACCGACGAAAATGCGGCGGCGATCGACCGTGAGGCTGCCTCGACCGCCAAGGCGACGCAGGCGCAGGAGAGCTACACTGCAGCGGTCAAGCGCTCTGAAAGCGCCCGGCGCGCCGCCCAGGCTGCGCCCGTCGTGCAGTCGCTTCCGGGGACGGTTCCCGCCAACTCCCTCGGTACACCGGCACCGGGGCCATCGGCGCCACAAGATGGTGGTCTCAGCCCCGCCCAGAGGGAGGCGATCCGGGCCCGCTACAACCCGATCTTCGCGATGTCGCGGCAATACGAGACGGAGCTGAAGCGCATCGCAGAGGCCGAACGGCTGGAAGCGCTGACCGCCCACGAAGCGACCGCCGCCCGCGAAGCGGCCGCGGCCCGCATGGCCCCTGTGACTGCAGGCATGACAAAGCTCGGGGCCGCGACGAAGCTCACTTCGTGGGAAATGCGCGGCCTGTCCATGCAGGCGAGCGACACGATCCAGTCGCTGGCGCTGGGCATGCCGCCCCTGCAGGTTCTGCTGCAGCAGGGACCGCAGGCGATCGACCAGATCGGCGGGATCGGGCGGGCGCTGTCATTGCTCAAATCTGCCCTGACGCTGCCGCGTGTTGCCGCCGGCGCCGCCACAGCCGCCGTCGTGCTCGGCGCCATGGCGTGGAACGATTACCTGAAGTCCACGAAGGAGGTCACGACGGCAGCCTCGGGGCTCGGCCGCGCGGTGGCGGGCAGCGCCGGAGAGATGGAAGCGGCCGCCCAGACCGGCGCCCGGGCGGCAGGGATCTCGGTCGCCACGGCGCGCTCGATGGAAGCGGCGTTCCTACGCACCGGAAAGATCGGGCATGAGAACTTCGCCCAGCTGATCGGGATCTCGCGAGATTTCGGGGCGACGATGGGGATCAGCGCCTCGGCCGCAGGGGATGCCCTGGCCGAGATGATGCGCGATCCGGCGAAAGCAGCGAATGAGCTGAGCCAGCAATATGGCCTGATCGATGCCAAGACCGCAGAGCATGCGCGGAACCTGGCTGCGCAGAACCGCCTGACCGAGGCGCAATCCGTGCTGCTCGAAGCGCTGCGCGGCAGACTGGCATCGGCAACAGAAGCGACCACTGGCTGGGCCAAAGCCTGGGAGAGCGTCGGAACCGCCGCCGCGAATGCCTGGGACAAGGTCGGTGGCGCGCTCAGTTACGTGTTCCTGGATCGGAGCACTGAGGACAGGATCTCGGATCTGCGGCGCATCCTTTCGATGCCGCGCGTGCGGGGACGGGACGCTTATCAGGCGGAACTCGATCGCCTGCTGGCGGAGCAGGCCGCGAAAGAGGCGAAGGCGGAACAGGACAAGGCCAATGACCGCGGCACCGCGGCCAACACCATCGCGGGCGCGTCCGGCGTCAACGCGACGGCCAAGCGCATGCAGGATCTGCGCAACCAGATCGTCGTGCTGCGCGCAGGCCTCGACGGCAATACCGGCATCAGCGACGGACAGCGTGATCAGATCACCGCTGATCTCGAGGCGAAGACCCGCATCCTCGCCGCTCTCGAGAACAGAGAGGCACGCCAGGCCGAGCTCGATCGGCTCGAGATCCAGATCCAGACCGAACGCAACCCGCTGCTGCGAGCCGAGCTGGAGGCGCGCCGCACGCTGCTGCAGATGGCTGATCAGGAGGTGGCCTCCGGCGAAATCAGCACGGCCGCACAGCGCGCCCGCAACCAGGTCATTGCCCAGACGATCGCCGGCGCGAGCAGCCAGGCCAGTGCGATGGCGGCCGAAGCCGCGATCCGCGGACAGCTGACGGCCAAGATCGCCGCCGGCACGGTCGCCGCAGCTGACGCGGACACATGGATGGAGCGCGAGCTGACGATGCGCCCGCTGCTGGCCGCGGCCGCGATTGCTGAGGGGGCCGAAAGGGCGCGCCTGGAAGAGCAGATCCGCAAGCTGGGTGACGCCTATGATGGCCTCGCCACGGCGCGCCGAGAGGCGGCAGTCAACGCCGACGCACGGGCGAGCCGAGACCGGATCGCGGATCTTCGGCTGGAAACCGGTCTGATCGGCCAGACCTCGGCCGCGCGGATCCGCGCTCAGGCCGCAGCGGATGCCGAACGCTGGATCCGGGATCAGGGGCCAGACCTGTCGCCGACCGATGCCAAGGACAAGCGGCGGCGGGCCGCGGATGAGGCCGAGGCCCAGATCCAGCGGGACCGCATGCAGCGGACCGAGGAGCTGCGCCGGGCCCAGGAGGCCGCCACGTATCAGGCCGCAGCGCGTCTGGCCTCCACCCCGATCGCGCGCGCCGAGATCGAGGCTCAGCAGGAATATGCCCGGGTGATCGCCGAGACCGGCGATGCGCAGGAGGCAGCCGCCCGGGCAGACCTGATCCGGAGCGCGGCCGTGACCGAGCTGCGCGCGGCCCTGCAGGACTATGTTCGGACGCAGGACGAGCAGATTGCCCGCATGCGCCTCGAGGCGTCTCTGGCGGGCCAGTCCGCGGCCGTGCGGGCACAGGCACAGGCGGCCTATGAGGCCGAGCTCTACATTCGCCAGCAGGGCCTCGATGTGGGCAGCGCCGAGGCCGAGCAGCTGCGCGAAAGAGCGCGGCTGGCCACTGATGTGCGGCTGCAGACAGAGCGCATCACGGAGGCCTTGGATACCGTCGGCAAGGCCGGCGAAAATGCCATCGACGGCATCGTCGGGGCATTGCGAAAGGGCGATATCGGCGGGGCGGCACAGGCCCTCTCTGACCAGATCACCGGCATGCTGAGCGAGCTGGCCATCTCCAACCCGCTGAAGAACGGGCTGATGGGGACGAATTATGCGACGATCTTTGACGCAGGTGGCCTTGGCGGCATCTGGGATCGCCTGACCGGCAAGACGCCGGCGATCGATCCTACCAGGGCGGGCGCGGATGCCGCCACCCAGGCGATGCGCTCGGTCGCGACGATGCAGGTCACGGCCGCGACGGTCATCATCGGTGGCGCTGGCACGGCGCAGCTCTCGGGCTCGGCCGGTCTCGACCGGATCGGGGCCGCGAACAGCGGTGCTGCACCGATCGCGGCGAACAGCGGCAGCGCCCCACTCGGCGGATCCTCTGCGATCCAGTCGCAGATCTGGAACTTCTTCTCCGGCAAGGGCCTCGCGCCGCACCAGATCGCCGGGATCATGGGAAATCTCTCGGCCGAGAGCGGGTTCAACCCGCTGGCTGTCGGGGATGCCGGGGCGGCATTCGGGCTCGCACAGTGGAATGACCGCGCGGGATCGCTGTTTTCCTCGATCGGCGGCAAGCAGAACCTCGGCGATGTCGGCGCGCAGCTCGAGTTCATGTGGCAGGAGCTGCAGACCTCGGAGCGGGCCGCGATGCAGAAGCTGCTGGCATCGACCAACGTCCAGGATGCAACGGCGGCATTCGTCGGTTTTGAGCGCCCCTCTGGATGGAGCGCTGCGAACCCAGCCGGGTCGATGCACTTTGACCGCCGGCTTGCGGCGGCCGAGGCCGCCCTTGGGAAGTTCAGCGCCACCACGGCCACGGCCGCGACCGATCTTGGCGCGCTCGGTGAGGGCTTTGACGTCTTCGGAAATGCCCTGTCGCAGGGGCTGAGCGGGCTCATGTCCGGCGGCGCGTCTGGCGGGTTCTCGAGCTTCTTTGGCACCTTCGCCACGGGCGTTGCCCATGCCTGGGGCATCCCGGGCTTCGCGCGCGGCGGCGAAACCGGCGGCTCGGACCCGTCAAAAATCGCCGGCGTGGTCCACGAACGCGAGTATGTTTTTGACGCTGCATCGACCTCGCGCATCGGGGTCGCGAACCTCGAGGCCCTGCGCCGCGGCACGCTGCGCGGCTATGCGACGGGCGGGTATGTCGCGCCAGTGGCCTTCTCGGCGCCAGCGATGGCATCCGGTGGTGGTGGCGGCAGCTCGGCAAGCAGCGGTCCGATCCGTATGGTCGTGAACAACTACGGCACTGATCCGGTGATTGCCGAGGAAACGACCGACGACCAGGGCGGGCGCCAGATCACGATGACGATCGGTGACGCGGTGGCCGCGGCCGCCACGCAGCGCGGCAACCCGGCCCGTCGGGCGCTCGACAGCGCCTGGCAGCCGAAGAACCGGGTGGTGCGGAGATGAGCACGGTTCCGACCTGGCCCGAGACCCTGCCGCGCCCCGAGCGGTCGAGCTGGCAATCCAAGCTGCAGGATGCCCGCCGCAAGCGCCAGAACGACGCTGGCCCGCCAGCATATGCACGCAAGTTCTCCTCCGTCGCGCGCCTCGTCAGCCTCTCGGTGATGCTCGACCGCAATCAGCGGGCAGTGTTCGATCAGTTCTACGAAGACACCTGCAAGTATGGTTCGACCCTCTTCTACATGCCGGACCCGACGACCGAGGGGTGGCCGCTGCTGACGTCAGACGGTGTGCCGATCCTCGCCGGCGACGGGGTGCCGCTGCTGATGTCCGGGCGGTGGCTGTGCCTCTGGGGTGATGACGTCCCCGTCGAGACTCTGAGCGGGATCGAGTTCCGGAAGTCGTTTTCAGTGGTGGTGATGCCATGAGCCGGCGGATCAGTCTGAATGCCCGTCTGATGCAGGATGCCGAGGCCTCGGCCGAGATCCAGGTGGTGCTGATCGAAATCTCGCATCCGGATCTCGATGCGCCGGTGCGGCTCTCGACCGACAACACCGAGCGGGTATCGGAGCCGCCAGACATCGCCTATGGCACGCGCTCGAGCTGGCGCGGGGCGAACCCGGTATCGGAGCCGTGGCTGTGGATCATCGCGTCGACGGTGCTGCCGGGAGATCAGGAGGACGCGCCGGCCGCCGCAACCCTCGTGCTCGAAAACCTCGATGCCTCAATGGTGCAGCTGCTGCGCAGCTTCACCGAGCCGCCCGAGGTCGCGCTGGCCGTGGTGCTCGCCTCGAGCCCGGACGAGATCGAGGCGGAATTCGATGATCTGCAGATCGTCTCGATGGACGCCACCGCTGGCGAGATCACGCTCAGTATCTCCCGCGAGCTGATCGAGGACGAGCCGTTCCCGTCCGGGCGCATGTCCTATGCCCGCTTTCCGGGGCTGTTCGCATCATGAACTGGTCGGCCCGCTACATCGGCACGCCCTGGCGCGATCGCGGCCGCGATGCCTCTGGCTGCGATTGCTGGGGGCTGGCCTGCCTCGTCTATCGGCAGGAGCTGGGCATCGATCTGCCGGACTACCTTGGCGCCTATCTCTCGGCCGATGAGCGCGCCGAGATCGCGGCCCTCATCACGGCGGGCGCGCAGTCTCCGCTCTGGCACCCGGTCGATGACTGCCCGGGAGAGTTCGACCTGGTGGTGTTCCGCCGCGGCCGGCTGACCAGCCACATCGGCATCGTGATCCGGCCCGGCCTGATGCTGCACATGGCGGGAGAGGATGCCGCCAAGGTCGAGCACTATTGCGAGGGCCACTGGCGACCGCGGCTCACCGGCATCTGGCGCCATACCGGGAGGATCGCATGACCGACGAGCTGATGACGCCGGTCCTGGCGATGCCGCATTTCGACCCGGGAGACCGCATCGAGATCACCGTGCCCACCGGCCGGACGATCGCCGAGATCCTGCGCGTCGCGCTGCCCGATGCGGCGCCGGATGATCTGCTGCGCTGCCGCGTCGTTCTGGTGACGCCGGCCGGCGCCGAGGCGATCGAGCCGAAATTCTGGGGCTGCGTCCGGCCGCGACCCGGTGTGCGCGTGGTGATCCGGGTCATCCCGGGCAAGAGCGCCCTGCGCTCTGTGCTGGCAATCGTCGTCTCGATCGCTGCAGTGGCGCTCGGCGCGATGTATGGCCTCGGGCTCGGCACCGCGCTCGGGTTCACCGGCACGACCGCCCAGATGATCGGTGCCGGTCTGATCGGCATGGCAGTGACCGCCATCGGCACGCTCGCGATCAATGCGCTGATCCCAGTCGATGATCTCGAGGCCGAGAACCGCTATTCGATCTCCGGCTGGCGCAACACGCCGCGCCCCGACGGCGTCGTGCCGTTGGTGATGGGGCGCATCCGTTGGGCCCCTCCCTTCGCCGCGCTGTCCTACACTGAAATCGTCGGCGATTTCATGTATGTCCGGGCGGTGTTCTGCCTGGGCTATGGCGAACTCGAGGTCTCGGACCTCTGGATCGGCGAGACGCCGATCGAGGAATATGACGAGGTCACGACCGAGATCCGGACGGGGGCTGCCGGCGATGACCCGATCTCGCTCTATCCGCAGCAGATCGCCGAGCAATCGGTCGGCGTCGAGATCCAGCGGCCGCTCAATCGCGATGACCTCGGCGAGGTCACATCGGGATCAACGCTCAAGCCGGTCGTGCGCACCACGGGCGATGATGCTGCGGGCGCGAGCTGCATTTTCTGCTGGACCGGAGGGCTGGTGAAGATCTCGGATGGCGGCGACAAGCGGAGCCAGACGGTCGAGATCAAAATCGAATACCGGCTCGACGATGGCGTGTCGGACTGGGTCGAAGAGACCACTCTCAAGGTGACGGCCAAGAAGCTCGAGATGTTCTGGCGCCAGTACACGTGGCAGTTCCCCGTCCGCGGCCGCTATGACGTCCGGGTGACCATGCTGACCGAGGAAACCACCAAAACCTCGGTCCAGCGTGACACGACCTGGGCGGCGCTGCAGACACTCCGCCCCGAATATCCGCTCGCCATGGATGGGATCGCGCTGATCGGTGTGCGGATCAAGGCGACCTACCAGCTGCAAGGTACGCTCGACACCGTGACGGCGATGGTCTCGCGGGTCTGCCTCGACTGGGACGCGGCAACGCAATCATGGATCAAGCGCGCGACGCGCCGACCGGCCTCTCTCGCGCGCTATATCCTGCAGGCCGCGGGCAATGCCAAGCCGTGCACTGATGCCCGCATCGACCTCGATGCCTTCGCCGACTGGCATGATTTCTGCGTCGAAAAGGGGCTGGAGTTCAACGAGGTCTTCGAGGACAGCTCACTGACTGTCGGGGCCGCGCTGCAGCGTGTGGCCGCTGCCGGCCGCGCCTCGATCCGCTGGACTGGCACGAGATACACGGTGATCATCGACCGCCCGCGCGACCTGATCGTCGACCACATCGGGCCGCGCAACAGCCGTGGTTTCAAGGTCTCCAGGAAGTATTTCCGGGCGCCGGATGGGCAGCGGGTGCGCTTTCTCGATGAAACGAACGACTACAAGCCGGCAGAGCGGTTCATCCCATGGCCCGGCAATGATACTGGCGCGCGCGACACTGTCGAGGAGGTCTCTCGCCCGGGCAAGACCTCGCCGGTCGAGATCTGGCGCGAAACCCGCCGCCGCATGTACGAGACGATGCACCGGCCCGACATCTATCAGGTGACGCAGGACGGTGCGGCTCGTGTGGCGACGCGCGGCGATCTGGTCGCGCTCAGCCACTATGTGCTCGATGGGCGCAGCACGGTGGCGCGGGTTCGTGCTGTGACGGGGGCGATGATCCAGATCGACGAGGCGCTGACCATTCAGGAGGGCGTCAACTACGGGATCAGGTTCCGGATTTTTGACGCCGCTGACACGATCGGCACCTCCGAGCATCGTGCAGTCGAGATCGTGCAGGCAGAGCGACCGGCTCTGCTGCGCCTCACCGGCAGCGGCCCGGTGCCGGGCACGGGCGACCTCGTGCATTTCGGGGTGCTGGGAGAGGAGACCGTGCCGGCGATCGTGACCGGGATTGAGCCGGGACAGGACCTGAGCGTGATCCTGACGCTCGCCGATGCCGCACCGCAGATCGACGAGATCATCGACGCCGAGGAGGTGCCGGAATGGTCGGGCCGGGTCGGTGCGGTGATCGACATGGGCAGTACAATCCCGGCAGTCCCGGTCATCGCATCGATCAGCAGCGAATGGGACGAGACGCCATTCAGTTCAGCCTTCTGGAATTACTGGGTGATCGTGTCGCTGACGCCCGGGCATGGGTCTGCGGTGCAGATCGCGCGTTACGAGGTGGACTGGCGCCTGTCTGGGGCCTCGAGCTGGACGACGATCTCAGCGGCAGTGACAAACGGCGGCATCCAGATTGACGGCCATCGTGGCGACGCCATTGAGGTGCGCGCGCGTGCGCTCACAGCAATGGGAGTGGCCAGCAGCTATACCAACGTCGTCGCGCTGACCATTGGCGCCTCCGATCCAGCTCTGCCGGCAGAGCTGGATCCAGAGAGCATCGATATCACGGCTCTGTTGGGCGGCGTATCTGTCGCGTGGGCAGTGTCTGACCCCGATACCACGGCCGTGCAGATCTACCGATCGACGACAGCGATGCTCGATCGCGAAGCGGATGCAGTCGGCACACCGGTAGCCGTATCTGCCGGGCAGAGCTATCAGCGCATACTCGGCGCCGATCTCGACAATCGCGTTTTGGGGTCCGCACTGTCTGATGCGGGCCCCTGGACGGCCGGGCTCGGCTGGTCGATTTCCGGTGGGATCGCATCACATAGTGCTGGCGATGCGGGTGCTCTCGCCCAGGACATCGACCTCCTCAGTGGGCGGTCCTATCGCATCGCCATCACGGTCTCTGGTCGCACGGCCGGCACGGTCACCGCCTGCCTTGCCGGCGGTATCGATCGGATCGGTACTGCCATCGGCACCAATGGTCGAGCTCTCGATCGCATCACCTCGGCAGCCGGAAACACGGCGCTCGAGATCCGGGCGAGTGCTGATTTCGACGGATCGGTAGATGACGTGACCCTCTACCTCGAGACGGAATCCTGCCTGTCTCAGGGCAATCATTACATCTGGCTGGAAGCACAGAATGCCGACGGTCTCGGCACGATTTCCGGCCCCTTCACTGTGGAGATTATCTGATGGCAAATGGCGTCACGACCGTCAATCTCACCTCGTCCTCGTTGATCGACACGCTGGTCGGATCCTATGCAGGATCGACGCGCAAGATCACGCTCACGCGCCTGGTGGCGCTGATCAACTCGCTGCTCGGCCCGACCTATGCCACGCGCGCCGAACTCTATGCGGATCGTTCCTGGCCGGATGGAGCAATCGGCTACGTGCGCGGCGATCCGACCTCGGCCTACAACGGTGTCTATACGAAGTCCGGGGCGAGCGGCTCCGGATCCTGGACGCGCACGGGGGATCTGCCAACGAGCGCTGTCGAGGCCGCCCAGATCGATACCTTGTCGAATGCGCTGACGGCTCTGGGAGATGACCTGCACACCCGCCGGGTCGTCGCTACTGCCGGCAACAATTTCTCTGCCGTCACCTGGCCGCCGGGCACGACCACGGTGCTGCAGCGCGACGGCGCGTCGTTCCGGGTCTGGCGCCTCTACACCGATGCGGTGCCGACGCCGGTCGATGCCACGCATTACCAGCAGGACGCGACCGGCGCCTGGTGGAACAAGGTGTTCGATCTGGCCGAGGTGACCGCGGCGATCGCGGCCGAGGCCGGGCGGGCCGAGGCGGCCGAGGGCGTCATCTCCGCATCGCTGACGGCTCTGGGAGCGGACCTGCACACCCGCCGAGTCGTCGCCACCGCCGGCAACAACTTCTCGGCCGTCACCTGGCCCGAGGGCACGACTACGGTACTGCAGCGCGATGGCTCGTCATTCCGGGTCTGGCGTCTCTACACCGACGTCGTGCCCACGCCTGTCGACGCCACCCATTACCAGCAGGACGCGACCGGCGCCTGGTGGCACAAGGCCTTCGATCTGGCTGAGGTGATGACCGCGATTGCCGCCGAGGCCGAGCGGGCCGGCGCGGCCGAGGGTGTGATCGCCGGGAACCTCGTGAACGAGGTTAACCGCGCAACCGCGGCCGAGGGCGTCATCGCCGGGAACCTCTCGAACGAGGTTAACCGCGCGACCGCGGCCGAGGGCGTCATCGCCGGGAACCTCGCGAACGAGGTCAACCGTGCGACCGCGGCCGAGGGCGTCATCGCCGGGAACCTCGCGAACGAGGTCAACCGCGCGACCGCGGCCGAGGGCGTCATCGCCGGGAACCTCGCGAACGAGGTCAACCGCGCAACCGTGGCCGATGCACGTCTGGCGCGGGCCGCAGGCGGCGCGCACAGCTACAGTGAAGATGCACTCGACGACGAGGCTGCAATCCGCATCGACTTCGCATCAGGGGAGATGTTCATCAAGGCTGTCGATGGAGATAGCGCGCGCGATCCGTCCGAATTCGCGTCCGTCAGCCCCATGACCCAGCTCGTCAAGAACCGCTCCGGTGTGCTGCGCCGTTCGGTTGCCGGGGCGCTGCGGCGCTCAGTGGCTGCGGACGGTGCTTCGGGGGCGGTATTCGAGCCCCAGGCGACTGTCTGGGGATCCGACAATGTCCTGGGGACAGGAGTGACCGTTTCCGGGATTACCGTCGCCGCCGATAGCTCGGTGCCGGCTGTCGAAGGCACCACGCCCAAGGCGCTGACCGCCACTGCCAGCGGGACGGCTGCGCGATTTTTCGGCTATGCAGCCATCCCGATCACGGTCGGCTGGTATCAAGTCGACCTGATCCTCGCGCGCCAGGATGCGCGCTACATGATCTTTCGCCTCCCGCCCGAGGCAGGCAGCACTGCTTTCGGCGGGTCGGGCTACGTGTTCTGCATCGACCTGCAGGAGCGGACCTTCACCAACACCATGACGAGCACGGTGGCTGATGCAGATGGCCCGTTTTTTGACGACCTTCCCGGTGGTCTGATCCGCATCCGCTTCCGCTTCTGGGCATTCAGTGCCTATGCAGCTGGCCATTTTTTCTACGTCTACCCCAAGGAAACGTCGAACACGACGCTGACCTCGACATTCGCGGCGGGAACTGCGCTCGGGGTGATCCACCATTTCTCGGTCCAGAAATGCGCATCGCCGCGGCTGCCTGCTGCACCGGTCGGAAACGGTGTTTCGGTTGCCGCGGACAAGATGGAAATCGATGTCTCGAACCTCATTCAGGACCCGCTTTCCTGGTCGTTCGAGTGCCATTTCAGGCTGTCCCCAGGTTTCCGGGAAACGGCGGACGGGATAGTGCCGATTTTCAAGGTGAGCGTTGATCCGGATACCGCCAACCGCGGTGTCGGGCTCGAGATGGTCGGGCGCGCGATTACCGCGGTTCTGGGCAGCACCAGCGTCCCGAAAACTGTCTCGATCGAGGACGTCTATAGCGATAGCTATCGCGTTGCGATGTCCTACGATGGTGAAACGCTGCGACTGGCCGTCAATGGCCTGATGGCATCTGCGACGGTCAATTCTATTGCCAACCTCTACACGCAGCTCAAGCGCCTCCGTTTTGGCGACTACATGCCGATTCAGGATGGCACCCTGCGGCCGTTTTCCGGCGCGATCGAGTTCTGGCGCTATGTGCCACGGGCGCTGAGCCAGGATGAAATGATCGCGGCGACGACCAGTCCGCAGACGATCATCCCGGGGTCATCTGTGCCTGTTTTGGCCGATGGGACCGGTCAGCCTGTGCTCAGCCTCGCGGGAGACGGCAGCATCGATTTCAAGCCGGGCCGGGCTGCGGCGCGATACCTGCTGTCCGGCGCCTATTGGGCTGATGCTCTGCCGGCCGATGCGATGGCAATCACCCCGCGCACGAACGGTGACGTCGATTACCTGACGGATACCTGGGGCGGCCGCACCCACCGCGTGCGCCAGAGCGCCGAGGGGTGGGGTATTTTCTACCGGGCCGATGGGCAGGTGGATATCCTGTGGGGGTCTGGGCAGTCTCTCGCCTACGGCAACGTCTATACCGATCCGGTGGTCTCTCCGGACACGCCCGGATTTCTCGACGTCGACGACGGCAACCCGTCGTCGGTATTCGGGTACTCGGCAACGGGGTACTATAACGATCGGCTGACCTATCCGTGGATCGCTGCAGCCAATGGCGGCGGCGGCAATGTCTACCCTGCGGCAAAAATGCTCGCCAACCTGCGAGCCGAGGATGACCACACGCCGCTGCCTCTGATCGCGAAAACGATCGGTCAGAGCGGTGCACGCATTCTCTCGCTGTGGCCGTGGGGGGTCTACTCCACTGATCCGTGGGACGAGGACGGTAACTGGGTGGAGGGGACGACGGTCAAGGACCCGGCAATTTTTCCCGACACGCATTGGCTCAATGTGCGCCGCTGGCACCAGTCCGTGAAAGATGCCTGCACGCGGCTCGGGTTCACGCCCGTGGTGAAGGCGTTCACCTGGGTCCAGGGCACGGCGGACAAAACCAACTTGCACTATTATGACGACCTGGTTCTGTCCCGTGCCGATTTCCGGAAGCTCACCAAGGAGTTCTACGGGGAGCAGGAGCATGATCCGCTGTGGGTGCTGTCCCAGAGCGGCGGCGATACGGACACCAGCACCATCGTCTGGCCAGTCTGTGATGCCCAGCTGCGCTATTGCGAGGAGACGCCGCGCACCGTTCTCGGGGCGCCGCTCTACCAGCCGGATATCGTGCTGCAGGACGGTCAGGTCCACCCGAACTACCACTCGACCACGATTTTCGGCGAACTTCTCGGGCTCGCGACGCATGAAACGCTCAACGGCCGGAAATGGACGATCGGGACACCGGATATCACCGTCGCTGCCGACCATCTGATCCTCGACTATTCGAAATGGCTGCGCGACGACGAGCTGCTGACAATCGCCGCTGATACCTACTATGGCGGCATCGGCATCGATGTCGGCAAGGGTGTGCAGATCGTCGATGTGATCAACACCACCTCGTCCTCGTCCTCGCGCACCGGTGCGCTGACGCCTGTGACCGGGGTCGAGGTCATCAATGGCGGCACTGCCTACAAGGTCAGTTTCTCCGGGGCGATCCAGAAAACGCAGGGGTTCCAGGTGCGGTATGCCCTGCAGCAGCAGGATATGAGCACCGCTGACCCTCTGCACTATGCTCACCGCGGCCTGCTCCGCACCACATGGGAGCGGCCCTCATTCGCGCTCCCAGACCGCAAATTGCATCGCTGGCTGCCCTCATTCCGCAAGGAGTTCCTGCTGTGACGATCATCAAGGGCCGGGTTTCCGGCGCGATTTCGGCATTCCATTCTGGAGACCTGCGCAAGCGGTTGTCGATGTTCGGGGACGACATTCTCGGGCTGTGGGTGCCGCAACCCGGGGTGTCGTTCTCCGCGGGCGTAGCTCTCGGCAGCGCGGTCCCCGGCGTGTTCTCCTCGGCAATCGGGCGGCGGGACAGGCTCGGCATGCGGGCGTATGGCGCTGCGCGTGGAGCCACCTATCGGGTCGTCGATGGGCTGATGGCGATGGACTGTTCGACGGGCTCTGCGAATTTCAAGACCACGCCCACCAGCACCGCATCGTTTGGCCTCGGCCTGATCCTGCATCTGGATGCCGCGTGCCTCACTGCAGCCCGAACCATCGCCGGCAATGGCGAGCAGGGCGGCGGATATTTCAGCCACGCCCTGACCCGCTCCTATGGTGGTGCTGTTGACGGATTCGTCGGCTGGCAGGGGGTCTCGTCTACCTATCTGCGCGACACGGCTGACGTCTATACCCGCAAGGACTGCACCATCACCAAACCCGGATGGTATGTTTTTTCGCTCGACAGGAATAACGGACTGAACGGCATGGCAATCAACGGCGGCCGTGTCGCCGTGAATACAGCCGGCACGACGCCTCCGACGATGACGTCGACCTATGTCGGCTCGAACAGCAGTGCAGTTGGGGCCCCGGGTACGGTGTCGATGGCGGCGCTGTTCGCCTGCAATGGACCGCTGGCCCAATCCGCAGATCGTCTCGCTCAGTGGCGCGATCTGGCGGCAGCAATCCAGCGTGACCTGACGGTCAGTGGGTGAGATAGGCTAGGCGAAAATTTTCGTCCGTAAGCTAATGCTCAATCGTCCGGAAGCCGCCGCGCCGCCACACCGCAAACTGCAAACGGCCCTGACGATCAGGCCGAATGATTCTGTGGAGGGGTAGTAACTTCCGGACAAAAGCATAACCCCAGAAAAAAGCATGCAACGCGTTGAGAACGAACAGAAAAGTGCCGCTTCTGGCGAAAAGTGCTTTCGGACAAAAATGTAAGGAACCGCCCAAAACTGGCGCTTCACCTATCATCGAACGATCACGTTCTAAACATCGAGGCAACAATCACCTATCAACAGGCAACATGATGACAACATTAGTAGAAAACGCATAGCATGGAAACTTATGGGGGCTCAGAATGCCCATCTAAAGATGCGATGCGGAGCGCCAAGGTCTGACCAAGGTCGGAAATCTTGTTCCGGTCTGGTCAGATTGCGTCAGACATTAAAATTATTGTTATAAGTCAAAGTGATACCTCGGAAAATCAGAGGTAAAAACAGCATCATAGGTCTGACCAAGGTCGGAACGTAGATACAAGGCAGGATCGGGAGAATATTCTTCAAATCACGGATAAGTCAGGATGCTTTCCCATGCCTATGGGGGGGGCGCTTTGACGCTAGTGGCCCCATCACGGATCAGAGGCCGATCCAGTCCTCGGCAAGCAGCATGATCTCCATTTCGTCTTCGGCCGAGACCCCGAGGTAGGGTCGGGCAGGCATGGTGACCATGTAACCCGCGATATCGACCTCGGTCGCGCGCGCGCCGTCGGATTTTGGCGAGACGAATTTCCGGCCGGTCACTCCGGTGGTCGGATCGTAGTGACGATAGATGCGGCCCTTGCGCGCCGGGATCGGGATCGTGCCGCCGAACTGATGGATTGCAGCATAGTGGCGGACGGGATCCTGATCGAGAACACCGACCCGGGCCGCGTCATTGTCGGCATCCTGCGAGATAGCAGCTTGCAGGTGGATGCCGTCCTTCACGCCATTCGTGTTCAGGATCGTGAGAGGGAGCTGTCCCTTGCGGGTGCGCTCCCGGATCGTCGCGGCCTTGAGCTTCGCCCAGGGAGTGCCGCTGGGGGCCGTCTGCTTGCGGAAATTCTCCCGGGACGAGCTCGCGAGGAGTTCGGCTACGTTTTGGTAAAACCCGCGCCGCTCTTCCATGCGGCGCAGCAGCGCCGCGAGCGCCTCGCTGGCCTCCCGGTCGTTCACCTCGATTGTAAAGCCATTTTCTGGCATCGTCGTTGCTCCTTTAATATACGACCACATCAAGATCAGAGGATACGTGTTTAGTTCCATTTCGCTGCGATGGTCACCGCTTCGGCGAAGGTGACGGTCTTCTCGCGCTGGATGCGCAGAATGCGGGCGTAGAGTTCGGCCTGTTCCGGATCAGCATCGAAGCCGCGTGGCAAGTTCATGCCGTCAAAAACACTGACGGGGATCGCGTCCTTGACGCTTTGAGGCGGAGTGACCGGCGGGCGTGGTAGTGGCGTCTCTGTCGAGACCGAAGGGCTCGGGCCGCATTGAGGGGTCACAATCGGCTTCGGCAGGGCCGGAAGTTTCAGATCATCCAACCCGAAGACGGTGACACGGCGCAGGGACCATTGAGCGGGGGCCGGGTTTCCCGGCGCGCCCGGCGGGAAGAAATCAACGTCGATCGTGCCGCGCTGACCGGATTTCAGCGCCTTGGCGACCTCGGGCCAGACCGACCCGAAATCAGCGGTGAGGGTATCACCCCGTGCTTCGAGCAATGCCACCCAACCATAGGCCGGATCGTCTATCTTGGGGATGCCCAGAACGAGCGGCACAGGCGCGGTTTCGCGCTGCTCGTTATAGGTCGAAGCGATCTGACGCAGCACCTCTGCGGTGATGACCGGAGCCGCGCCGCCAGCTGCGCTGGCACGATAGATCGTGAGAGGGCCGACACATTGAACATCGGTCGCGAAATGCACCTTTCCGGTGATCGCGTGCGGCGTGCAACGGTCAAAGTCACCGCCGAAAATATACCCGGGGGAGCGTCCCATCTTGACCTCACAGGTTGAAGGCGAGGCCACCTTGCGGGTGACCTCACGGTGTCAACGTCCGTTCTGGGCGATCACCACGGCGTCGGCGAAGGGCATGTCCGGGTTCTGGCGCATGATCTGCTGGGCGCGGGCGGCAAGCTCATTCTGGGTCCGGTCGATCTCGTGCCCCTTGGGCATGTTGGCAGCCGCTGCCGGGGCATTCGTGAACGGGTCCGGGCCGAGGTCCATGGCCCCGAAGCTCACCACCTTCGGCATGCGCTCCAGGAAGGAGAACAGCCATTCCTTGGCCGGGATGGTTTCACCCGAGGCGAAGCTGACGGTATGGCGCTGGTCAATCCCGGCGCAGAAGCTGATGACCTCATCCTTCAGCACGGGGAGAAGACGCCCTTCGTCCACCAGCTTCTCCACCTTCTGCGCAAACAGAAGCTGTTCCAGCTCGGCTTCGCGCGCGGACACCTGTTTTCTTGACGGGCTGGACGCGAAGGCAGCGATATCGCCTTGCAGGATCGCCGTTCCGCCGTTCGGGATACTGCCCTTTCCCGGCGCGGGCAGGTCGTCGAAGAAGCTGACACTGTGAAGGTGAATTTCGCCTGGTGCGGGGTTGTCCGGTGACTTCGGCGCGTAGAGAGAGGCGAAGGTGATCGGCCTGCCCATCGACATGCCCGCCGCGAAGGACGCGTTGCCACCCGGGCGCGGGATGGCAAAGAGCGTGCCATTTTCGACCACAAGCGCGCGGATGAACGAAGCCTTCGGGGGAACACCGAACGATGCGGGGGCGGCGAACATGGTGGCGCTGTCCGCCTTGTAGTTGGCGGCGAGGGCGAACAGGTCACCCTCGTTGATTTTTGACGGCACCTGCCCGATCGCGGTGCAGATCGGGCCTGCGCGCAGGATCGGGATTGCCCCGGATTGCGGACCTGCCATGGTCATGCCCCCGTGATGCCGGTGAACAGGAAGCCCGAGGCGATGCCCGTCATCACCGGAACACGTTCATAGGTTACGCCATAGACCCACGACTTCACCTCGCTCTTCCATTCGGGCTTCTCCACGAACGGGTGCCCTTGCAGGGTGTAAGTGTAGCCGAAGGAGGGGTTTTCCATCGCCGCGTCCTGCGTCGGCGTGTAGGCCAGCACCGCGACGTTGTCCCAGGCCTCATGAAACACCGGAGGGGTGGCGTCGGTCTCGGTGACGTAGGTGGTCTTGCCCACGGCCAGCTCTTCCAGATCGAACAGGCCCGCCAGCATCTTGGCCGTGACAGATTCGGCGGTCGTATACTTGAACCGTTCGATGATCTTCGGGTGCTGCTTGAGCGCCTTGAAGCCGACATTGGCAACGACCATACGGTTCGGCTCGACGCCGCAGGTGGTGCGCACCTGATCTTTCGCGGCCTCGATGTCCGCGATCGGATCGCTCGCGCCGTCATTCCAGCAATCCGCACCCGAGAGCGCGAGCTTGTTGTTCGCGCCATAGCGGGCGGTATCGGTGGCAAGTGCGGCCTGTTCGATTTCCAGAGACAGCGTAAGGCTGTTCATGGCCGTGTTGACCGCGCGCTTGCCAAGGTCGATGCCAGGCACCGTCTGCGCATCTTCCATGAACTCACGGGGCACGGGAACATCCAGGGCATATTGCTTCAGCGCGAAGGGCTCGCCCTGATAGCCGAACTGGATCTGCGCCGTGTTCGCGCCGGGCGCACGGATCGCCTTGTAATCGACGAAGCTTTCCAGCCCGAACCGGATGACGGTGCCGCCCCGTGCCGGGACGGGGACGGCCGGGAACAGGATATGCCCGACCCGTTCGTTGTGGCGATAGCCCTGGGCGATCGTGGTGAGGATCGGATCGACGACGCGGGCCGTTCTGGTGTTGAGGACTGGCAAGGGGGAACTCCGTGTTGCTCAGGTAGGGAAAATCTGGCGCAGGAGCGGCTTTGATGGTCTCTGGCCACCCGGACACCTGAAAAGGCGAGAGGCCACGTCAAACCGGCGTCAAAATCGCTCCTGCGAGGTGTTCAGGCGAAGCCGCCCGACTGGACGGGCGTTCCGCCGCCGGACGGCGCGCCGAGAAGGGCGGGCAGACTGCGCGGTTTGCGGTTGGGATTGTTGACGCCCCGGCTCGCCAGCAGGCGGCGAACGTGGCGCTCGGTGAAGCCGATCACCTTGGCGATTTCCCAGTTCGCAAGCCCCTTGCGCACCAGATCGACCGGATCGGCTTCCGGTTCGCTGCCCCGGCGCGGAAGCGGCACGTAATAGGCCGCATAGCCGACCGTTGCCGCCATCAGGCGGGCATTCTCCAGCCCGATCGCCTGGGCGAGGAAATGCCCCTCATGGATTGTCTCGGGGCGGTTCGGGAGATTGATGGTCTGGCCGCCCAGGGCATCGCACAGCCGGTCGAAGACATAATGCCCGAGCTCGTCAAGGATCATGTCCTTGATGAGCTGGGCGTTGCTCTCGTCCGGGAAGTCGATGCGGTCGATCCGTGCAGTCATCCTTGAAACCCTCCATTCAGACCCGTTCACAGGACTATGTCCTGTGAAAAAAGCCGGTCCCCCGGACATGGTCCGGGGGATGCGGGCGGGTGCTCGGGGATGATGGCCGGGCGCAGCGGGGAAGTTTCGGGTTCTCCAAACCGCGTGTTGCTCTGACTGCGGATGGCATTGCTGCACTTTGGCAATGCAGGCAGATCGCCGGGGGTCCGTCCCACGCCCCTCGGTCGATGATGCCGGAACGGCTGGCCTTCAAGCGAGAGAAGGTCAGCCGTTTTCGCCTGATCGAACAGGAAACGGCAGATCGTGGCGGTTCTGGGTGCAACGCCACCGAAGACGCCGGAAAGGCCCGGCCGGGCGCATCCGGACGGGCCTTTCGTTCGCCAAATGTTCTGCCAGAAGCCAGACTCTGGCTTTTGGCACATGACTGATAGCGGTTGCGACCAGAGTCCAATCTCTGGACTCTGGTCGGTGGCCGAAGTCTGGCTTTTAGCACACTTTGCCCACCTCCCCCGTCAAATCCACTTGCGGCGCAGGCGTTTTTGACGCATCGTCGCAAGTGGAGCTTGAAAACTCTTACCAGTGGTGGGTCGCGCCACCGTGATCGGTGCGAAGGGTGGGAAATCATTTCCCACGCATTTTCCTGATCAGAACGGCGCAGCATATCCGGCCTTGCCGGAGGCGGTCGCACATGGTGTGGCCGGGAGGGCAAGGCGTATGTCCAAGGCGTTCGCGCCTAAAGGCCCTGCTGCCGTCCACTGGCGGTTTTCAACTCCCGGCTTCCGCGCTGTTCGCGGATTTCGCGCCTTGAAAAGCGCTTACCAGTGGATGCGACCATGAATACCGAACTTGCCCCCGACCTGAATCTGTCCGATTTCGTGACGCAGGTCGATGATACCTATCACGCCCTGCGCGCCTTCAACTTCCTGCTCGACCGGATGCACGAAACCCATGCGGGCGGGGTCGATGCGCTGATCGGCTACGGGATCGGTCAGCTCCTGCGCCGTCATGTCGATGATCTGGCCGAGATCAACAGCGATGTGTTCCGCCTGATCACCCGGGTTGACCGCGCCGAAACCGCGCTGGCCGAGATCGAGGACGCCCACCGCCCCGCCCTGCAAGACCCGGCCCCCAGCGCCGAGGATCGCATTGCCGAGATCATCCGCACCGCCGTTCTGGCCGAGGCCAGCCGCCCAGCGTGGCACGATCTGGACATGATCGCCGCCCGCGCCTGCGTTGACCGGGCAGACGTGGCCCGCGTGATGTTCGTCCTGACCGGCGAGGATCACGCCGGGGAAGCCTATCGCGACAGGGGCGGGCATCCGGCCGAGGGGATGGCCGCGCATCTGCTGGCGATGCAGATCAACCGCGCGTTGGCCCATGGCGAAATCTGGGGCCGCGTCAGCGATGCCACCGGGATCGAACTGGACCGCCTGCACGAGGTGCTGGAAGCGGTCCTGACCCACATGCCGCGCCGGGCCGGTTACAAGGGCCAGATCGCCGAAATGCAGGAGGCGGGCCGCGCCGATGCCGACATGCGGGAACAGGCGGCAGAGCGGATCGCGCAGGGGCCGAGCGCCGGGAAGCTGCGCGAGACGCTGGAAGCCGTGGTGGGCGACGATCCCGAAACCGGCGGCATGAGCGAGACGATTGCCCGGATCGCCGACGAAAGCGGCCTGCCTTCGGCCTCGGTCGCGCGCGTGGTGGGGATGCTTCTGGCCGAGGTCAGCGAAGAGCCCGAAAGCCCCGAGGAAGAGCCCACCCCCGCGCCGCGTGGTCGCCGGAAGGTGCATTGACATGGCGGTGAAACGGGACACCCGGCGCGAGGGGCCGGAGCCGCGCCTTGTGCGCGTGCTGATGGAACTGGCCAAGTTCGGCCCGAAGATGCGCCCGATTGAACGCGCCTGCAAGCTTGGCGAGGCCAAGGCGGCCTATGTCGAGATTTACCCGGAGTCGTCGGTGGGGGGCAGGCTGAAAGCTGACGAACCGGGCGGCTTCGCAGCCTTCGTCGCGAAGAGAGAACAAACGTCAAAGAAGGGCATCAACTGGTATGTCATGATCTTCACCAACCTGATGCCCGATAGCCGAGCCCGCCTTCTGGCCGCGCCGCGCGCGGACAAGATGACCCACCTGAAAGCCCTGTCCGAGCTTGCGCCCAAGGCGCAGGCCCGCGCGCTCGATCTGCTCGACACGGGCCGCGCCGCCAGCCTGCGCGAGGCCGTCGCTATGGTCGCGGGAAAGGCGGATCGCGCGCCCCGCCTGCGCCCCAGCCAACGGCGCGCGCTGGCCGATCTGCCGACCGAGGCACTGGTGGCCGAACTGCGCGCCCGGGGCCTTACTGTCCAAGGGGGCCGCGATGGATGAGCGTTTTGACCTGACGGTGGCAGTTGACGCCGATACCTGGGCCTATGCGCAACGGCGTATGGCCTTCCTTGAAGCCATGCTGGTGCGGGTGCTGCGGGAACATTTCGAGCTGCAAGAGTGGTTCGCCGCAGCCGAGCTTGAGGCCCTGCGCCTGCCGGGCCTGCCCACGCACCGCAGCACCATCACCCGCAAGGCCCGTCAGGAAGGGTGGGAATGCCGATGGTCGAATGGGCGGTATCTGTTCCACGTATCGGCGCTGCCATCGCGGGCGTTTGACGCCCTTCTGGCGCGCATCCTCGACCTGCCGCCGATCGAGGCCGAGGCCGGGGAATGGTTCGATCTGCCCGCCCCGCCAGCGCCAGCGCCGCCCATGCCGGTGAACACCGCACCGCCATGGGTGCTCCCCCTGATGCGGCTGATGCGGAACGAAACAGGCGGCGACCTCGCCCGCGCATGGCGCGAGTTGCCGCATCATGTCCCGGAAGGAACGGCCTTGCCAAGCGTTGAAGAGGCGGCGCAGGTTCTTGTCCGGTTCGGTCTGGCGTGAGGCGCGCATGTCGCAGGAATATGATGAGACCGACTGGTTCACCGCCCGGCAGATCGCCGAGGTGGTGAGCCGCTATCGCATTCCCGGGTATCGCACCTCTGAAAGCGGCGTGATCCGCTGGATCAAGGAACAGCGCGCCGGGCCATATGGCTGGCGGTTCGAGAAGAACACTGCCAAGTGGTATGGCGAATATCGCGGCGCGACGGCCTATCATTGGGCCGCGTTTTTGTTTGACGGGGCGCTGTGCTCGGCCTTGCTCGAAGAGGGCAAGCGGCGCAGGAAAGCGGCAGGAGAGGCTAAGAGGAAGGCGAAACGGATTGCCAAGGGCTGGAAGGTGAAGGGAGATCCGCTGCCATGA